ACCAGTCAGGGTCAACCCAACGCATTGCCTTGTCATACCAAGACTGGTCGATGGATGGGGCTAAAAAATAGTTTTTTAGCAAAAGGGGTAGAGCTTTTGCCCTACCCTTTCTTATTATTGTAATAACAACTGCTGTTTTATGCCTAGTCTTTTTGCCTCTTTGCTAAAGAAGTCTATTTTTGTTTTTACTTTATCTTTAAACTCCTCGAACAATGCAATTAAAGCCTCTTGCTCGGTATCAAAAAGCTCTTCTTCTCTAATTGTATGCTGTACGGTTCGTTTACAATGGTCGGGTTTGTATCTATAATCTATCCACCAACCCGAAGAATTAAATTCGTTCCCCTCGAACCAAGATACGTTGCAGCATCCCTTTATAATACAGCGTTGCGGATGTTCAAACCAACTATCTATATACCAAGCAATATCACCATTCTTATATTTTGGAATGGGTCTTTCCTCTTTATTTGTATATTTATACTTTTCCATATTACTGATGTTTTATCACTTCCAAATACTTCAACTTTGCGAATCGGTATGAGTGATATATGCCACAAAGATTTTTCACTTTTGAAGTGAAGCACAGAATGCAGCCTGTATAATCATCAAATCCTAAGATAATATACTTTTCCTCTACATAACCTGCTACGTATGCCCCGATGTCCTTACCTTTATAAAGAACAGGCTCTCCACGATACGCATTAAAAAAATCCTCGTTTGTCATAATGCCATATTATTTTAGTTCATCAAAATCAAGCCACTCTATCTTATCGTAGCACTCATACAGAGCTTCAATACGCTGTGTTCCGTCTCCTCTAGTGACAATCCAGACATCATCACTCATCGCTCCGTAGTGAAGAGCCGTAGGATTTACGCCACCTCCACTATATCGGAACATCACCCACTTTTTTAATGGTGGCTTATCTTCTTTTAGGTCGTGCCATAATGATGCTGCATTCACGTAAGGAACGTTTTCTGTATCGCAATCAGTAACGCCAACCTTTTCTGTGCTGAATATTACTCTATCTAATTCATTGTAATCAACCTCATCTTCATTGCTACAGATATTGAGGTAAATCTTCTTTGGTAAATACTTTATTTTCATACGCTACTTCTTTTTAATTAAACTTATCGCCTTGGTGATTCGGTGGTCTTTGAAAGGGATATGAGCTGGTGGGTCAAATGCTTCATCATACACTCCATTAATATGGTCGAACATTCGCTTTAACCAATATGATTCTTTCATACCATCGCACACTGAGCCATCGCCATTATTGTACTCATCAACTATAGACTTGTACTTCATTATTTTCTTTGCCAATCTAATCTTCATACACTAATTAATTTCCTCCTCAATAGTTTTGAGATAGTAAAGTGTATTATTGATACCTGTAAGTTCCTTGCAAGGACTTTGATAAGTCTCAGAGATTTGTTCCAAATCCTCGATAAATTGTTGTAGCTTAATTTTATCCTCCCAATCGAGAACTACTACATTTCTTGTTTCTTTTTTCATACGCTAAAAAGGTATTTTTTTATTACTACTGCGAAAATGCATAGGTTTTCTTCTCCAAGCTAAATTATTTTCTACTTTAATATGCCCGTCTGGGAATTGATGTACTCTATCCCAATAAGCAAACATAGAGAATATACTTTTTATACGCTTCATACGCTACTTATTTTTATGACAAGGGCAGCTCTCAGCGTGAATAACACAAACTCCGTGTTTCGTGTCCACAAGCAGATAGTCATGCCCATTCTTAGTAAATACTGTTGTACTAAATTCCTTTGCAGGTTCATTACTATTAGCCAAAGAGCGGACACCCTCAAAAATCAATGCACCTACAAGCAAGCACAAGACAAACCAAACGGCTGACTTGATTAAGTTTAAAATCTTATTCTTCATACATTCTATTATTCCATATATTCATACACTCAACGAACTCTTCGACTTCTTCTATACTATTCAATATAATAGTAATGCTTCCATCTTCGTTCCAGTGCTGATTACTTACATCTACCATAGCTTTAGAATTTATTGCCAACAACTTTTAGTCGTCTATTACGCAACATACTCCCTAAAGTATTTGGATAGAGAACAGGGCATTCTGTATTCACTAAACTAAAACTAGTGTTGCCTTGATTCCAAACAACTTCATAGATTGCTTTTGTTTCTTGGCTTTGCAGAAGGTCGTGCTCCCAAATTTCTTTACCTTTGCAATCTGTCAGTCCTGTGAGCTGACAGATGGTAGAGGGGTCAATTGGTGATGTCAGTCGTTTCTCAAAGTCTGTCATCCAGACGTTATCTGAATCTTTGTGGTGAACCAAGTCACCTTTTATCCATTTTCCATCCAAGGTTTTCTTTGCCTTAAACTTTATATTTCCTATTTCCATAAGCTATTTCTTTTAATCGAATTTATTGCCAACAACTTTGAAGAATGCGATACATTTGTCTTCATCTTCTAGTTCAAACAGATACATATCATCATCCACAGTTCCATTCTTACGAATAAAGAATGCGCCGTAATCAGAAGACATTACAGTATATAAACTATCAGAATTTGTATCAAGAAGAACATCCCCTTCCCATATCTCTTCACATTCACAATCTGCCAGCCCTGTGAACATGCAGACTGTAGAAGGGTTAACTTCTGATACATTAAATCCGTTTCTTAATATGGCTATCTTACCATCTTCTTTATGGATTAAATCGCCTTGTACCCAAGCCCCATCTAAGATACTCTTTGCCTTGAACTTGATATTTTCTACTTTCATAAGCTATTCATATAAAATTGTTACTCTTCTACTTTTATCAACCTTCAATATAGCCTCCTTGGCTTTATCAACCGAAGGAAACAAATACTCTGGACAAAGGTTATATGCGCCATAGTCCCAATAATGGATAAGTCCAAATAACAATGAATGTCTCTTATCTACACGATAAGCAAAGATTGGATTATCCAGAGAATCATAATGTATGCCTTTAACAGCCTTGCTTTTACGATACATATCTACTATTCTATATGTTGCCATAACTATTCTTCTTTAAGTTCTACTGGCTCATCATCCCAAGACAACTCTTTTCTGATGAGCTTCTTAATGCTACCTTGTGGCATTTCTATGCATCTGCAAGAACCGTAATCGTCTCTCCAGCTATATACAGCTTTGTGAGGCTCTGTTTCAAATATAAGTTCTGTACCAAAACTATTAACACATACCCATGCCATAACTATTTCTCCTCAATTAACTTGAATCCGTCAATATTGTACCATCTTGGTAATTTCTTACCATCTAACTTGCAATATATCTTTTTATCAACACGTATTCCTAAGACTTCTGTCCTATGGAAATCATGATAACCGCCATAAATTAAGCCGCCAAAAATAAAACTAGCCAAATTAAACGTACTGTATTCGACTATACTTCCAAGATGAACTTTTTCCCATTCTTTTTCTGTCATAACTATCCCTCCACTTTTATACCGAAAGGAGTTCCATCGGCAAAAGTATAGTCTCTTAATACTTCATTGTAGTTATAAGGCTTATCTTCAATACCTATGAAAAAAAGAAGATTTCCAAAAGCCTTACATACAAAAAAGCTTTGTGTCTCATTATCCTTCACCCACCCAAACGGCTGGTGCTTTTGCATTTCATTCCAACACTCTTCTGCATTTGCAAAAGGGCGGTACTTTACCTCTGGCTTGATGCGATACTCTGTATTATTCCAAAACTCAATCTCTTTCATTTCCGTCCAATCATTCGGAACATCTGTACCTTCTACGGCACTTGGTTTGGTTCTACACTCAATCACCTTTCCTTCTGCAAAAGCTTGCAGGATAGGATAAAATTCTTTAGCTTGATTTCTGTCCATACTTAACTATAAATTTATATATTATTTTAGAGTAGTCTAAATTAGACCATATTTAAAATTCATTAACGTTGTTATTGTTTATATTATCATATAAATGACTAACTTTGCACTCGGATTCTAGGACATCATAGTCCCCCATCGGCGACACTACACGCCGTTCTTCCTCTGTTCAAGGAGATTACAAAGCCCCTTAGTTGCCGCTTAGGGGCTTTTTTCTTGTACTGCTTTGTAGTGGGCAGTATTCCCCCAGATAGAGAAGTCTGGATAAACGATGGAGGGACTTTTGATGGAAAAGAATCCAAATGACAACAAGGTTCGTGTTTTCTGCAAGTACATCATTAGGAACGGAAAGCGCATCTATCCCAAAAATGGGACTTGCTTTTCTTTCTTAGTATAAGCAGAATGAATCTTTTTCGGGGTAGCGGCAACTACCCCTTTTTACTTTGGTTCATACAACTCACAAGACTTGCGATTTATTCCTCCAACTTTTCAATAGGTTTCCAATGAGTGATAGAAGCCATTCTTCCTTTCCATAAGATAATGAAGCCATTACTATCTTTTGTGACAGTTGCGCATTCCACTCTTCTGTTTTTGAAAACATTATCAGGAGCCATCTTGCTTGTTACAAAGACTTCTTCTCCGTAAGGAGGCAACCCATCCTCAACAGATACCCAGTCTGACTTTCCTAACTCTATCAAAGCATCATGCAATAAGCTATTCGCTTTTCTTAAAGGAGCATTATGCTTATCGTTTCCAAACTCAAAGCTATCAACATTATTGCTGATAACTTCTTGTATCAGCTCTTTAACTTTCTTCTTATCCATAGTTGTCACAAATTAAAATATTCACGTATCTGCTCACCTGTCATGCGATATACCTCAGATATTCGGCAGTCTCTAATTGGGCTATCCCATACACCTATATGTTCATCTTTACAACTACCATCAGCAACACGCTCTACGGCTTCTTCTTGTCCAGTTGCAAAGTCAACGCTTAAAAGCCGCTTTTCTTCATCACTAAGTCCTTTTTCATCCAAAGCTATATTCATAGCAATTTGCAACTCGTCATGAGCCTTGTCTGAATAACCAATAGCCTTATCTAGATGAAGTTTGATTGATTTCTCTTTCTTATCCATACTTCCATATTCTCTTCTTTTTACCCTCTCCCTGTTGCCAAGGAGAGGGTGGTTAGTTAATCTTTTCTCGGCTTAATGCCCCAAGCAATACATCCAAATCTAACGTCTGTACTAATGTTTGAGCCATCAAAAACTCTCTCTTCTCCACAAATAGACGTTAGGGTAATACCTATAGGCAATGAAGGATAGAGATATAGAGGAATCAAACGAAGTCCAAGAGTATTTTTCTCGTTGGCAACCTTCTTATCAAATTCCTCCTTTGTAAGATGTCCCTTGTCTAATGCAGATTGTAAACAAGAAATTTCTTCCTCAACATCTTCTTCGGATTGCCAACTTCCAAAATGTAAAGCCTTACACTGACTTTCTGTAAGAGCATTCCAATCAATGTCTTTCTTAAATTGTTCTTGAACTTTTTGCCAAGCATTATTGAGACTTTCCTTTTTTAATTCTTCGTCCCACTTTTTATATACTTGGATACACGCAATTTGATTTGCGAGCCAACCCAAAGTTTCACTAACTTTGTCTTCTAATGAAATCTGTTCCATATTACTTTATATTTAATCCTATAAGGATGTTTAGTTACTAAATCTCTTCAAACTCTTTCTGAAATCTCTGTTTTGTTTCATTCAGAAGCTGCTTGAATTTTGTTTTAAACTCTTCATCACACTCTGAAAGCCCACAAATAGCATCAGCAAGACTACTACGCATTGATTTTGGAGACATATTTAAGAGTTCATTTACTTTAGGAATTAAACTCTTTGCTAAGATATTTGCTCTTTCTAATTTTTCTGTATTCATATTACTATCTATTTATCCTTTGCAGGAGGTTAATCAATCTTTTTGATACTATCGATTTCCATACTCCATAGCACAAACTCTCTATTAGAGCGAGTGCCATCTTTCTTGGCAGGATTGATTCTCACTTCAATCTCACCATTATAGTCGCCACGATATTGAGCAGGTACGATGCTTGTAATCCAGCACATATCACATCTAGTGCAGCTTACTTTGTCACCAACCTTAAATGGAAGACTATTGATATATTTCTTCACTTCGAAGCAAATCTTGTTATTTGCATCATTAATGGCAATCTTTTGCTGCTCAACTTTTTCATTCAATTCTTCTTTTGTCATATCTTTTAAAATTTATGCCCGAAGGCGTTAAACAATCAATTCATTAAATTTTCAACCACATTTGACAGCTTCCTTGCTTTGTCTTGCAAGAACTTAGGAAGATTATCGAAATCAGAAGGCTTTAATCTTACGATACACAATATACCTTTTGCTGTCAGTATTGATAGAATAAACAATAATACAACCATTGCATATATAGGAAACTTTATAATTGCTATTATTCTTTTCATACCTACACCTCCATTTCTGAGTTAAGTCCTAGACCGAAGAGAAGGTGCTGAAGTTGTAGAACAAACTTGGCTGGACAAAGAAACATCGAACAACATTCATTGATTATATATGCATTCTCATCCATGATTACAAGCTTTCGGTGTGGAAATTCCTTGAAATATATATCGTCCTTATGTTCCCATCCATTCTTCTCTAGAATGGATGGTGTAAGAGGAATAGGAGTAATCTGCTCTTTTTCCAAGAAAAAGGTATCAATGCCTTTAGCAACTCTTACAAATACCTTATTTCTGTTACAATACGAAATAAACTCACAGACACCACCTTTTGGAAGATGGTTGTTTGGTTCTGTTTTTACTATTACCAAATCTCCTGGAATGTATTCTAACTTATCCATACGCTTTACTTCATTAAACCAAGTTCTTTCTAGCCCAAGCTTCTGCCTTTGGCTTAGTCTTGAACTGTTTGTTTTTAACCTCTTGCCAAGTTCCATCAGGTGTACTTCTATGCTCGATAAGAAACAAACCCTTTTCTATCTTGACTATTCTATATTCGAAATACATACGCTTATATTTTTAAATTGCTATCTAATTGCAAGCCAAAAAGAATATGTTGGAGTTCATCTACACATTTTATCATAACAGTATCGTCTTTTCCGTCATTGAAAGATATTCCGCAAATTCCCAAGAAATTATTATATCGCAAAGTGAAAGGGTATTCTTGGTGTTTATACCACCTATGCCCAAAACATTCTCCTTCAGAGCGATAACATGCCCATCCATTCTTTTTAAGAAAGCCTTCCCAAATATGAACGTGCATAATATCATTTTGACAAATTTTGCCCAAGCTTTGCCCATCAATAACTTTCAAGTCGTAAGAATAATCTATATTGAACGGATAGACGCTACAGATAATACAGATAAATCCGTGACTATAAACTATATCGCCCACCATATAACGAGGTGGCTTTCTAAATTCTTTGTGTGCCATACGCTCTAATCTTTGCTATTAATGAAATCCTCATACTCACCTATCGTGATTTCCTTGAAATCAGAGTTGTGCTTCTCGGCTCGGATGCTATCATCAAAGAAGACAAAGATACGGTCTTTGTGACGAAGGAGCTGAGTAATAGAGAAACGGCTAGCTTGAGGGACTTCTATATTCAGTTCCTTCATTACCTTGAAATGGTTAGCAACTGATTTATAGGAGAGAAGAACGGAGGCTATTACCTTGCCTTGCTTATATCGCTTATTAGGCGCAATAGCTACATAGTAACCGTCCTCCAATTTTACACCGTCTATCTTCTTCCACACCTTCTTATCTAGCGTATCGTAACGCTCAGAAGGAACCCATATAGCAGTAATCTCGTACTCTCTTGTGAGAGTTCTGTTAGGCTGATAGCCCTGATATTTTTCAAATTTGAAACCTACGGCTTCTTCTACTCGTTTCGTGTATGCTTGATACTCTTCAAATTCTGCATCGAGAATACTCTTAATGTATTCATAAGCCTTTGTCCCTTGTTTTGCTTCGTATAACATATCTCTTTACTTTTTACGATGATTATACTTCTTTATGGCATCCTTCTTAGAAGCTGCCATAATTTTAACTCCCTTGATGGTGAACTCATGCTGCACATTTGGCTGACACTTCTGCTTATCGAAAGGAACGATGCCTTTCGGTGTACTAAGTCTAGGACTTGGAGAACCAAAAGGAAAATCATCCATTTGATAATCTATTCTAGTTACCACTCCAATCATTGATAATAATCTATTCATACGCCTAATCTTTTATATATTCATTTACTTCACATAGAACCTTTTCTAGCAGGTTCTTTAGAATCTTCAATTCATCATTAGAATATGTAGCTATAGGATAACCATCAAGGGTAGTATCACCAAAGCAGCTACGACTTATCTTTAATGAGTGTTTATTCTTTTTCATACGCTTCTTTTTACCTCCTTTCATAATCATATCAAACAACTCTTCTACGAATATCCAATTAGTCAAACAATATTTATTTACTTCGTTCTCCCACATATCTTGATATGTGTAGCAATCGGTTTCATCGAGCATAGCGTTCATATCGTAGAGTTTTCTATGACCGATTTCTTTTGAGAACGCAAGAACCATTCCGTTGTCATTACGTGGAACATCGCTAGCAGGGTGAAACAATCCCTTTAAAGCCCGATTATATCCACGTCTAAAACCATACTCGAAGAAGCATTTATCATTATCCGATAATCTATCGTAGTATTCTTTATCGTCAAGTCGTGCAGCTTCTTCGATTTTCTTATCGTCTAACATACTTAGTCCTCCTCTTTTTTGTTATCAGTAATCAACTTGCGTAGTTTAGCTATAACCTTACCTGCGTTCTTATCATGCACTCCTTCGTAGAGTCCAAGATGCATCATAATGATGTTTAATGCAGGGTCATCTATTTCAATAGCCCTTTCTGCGAGTATCCCAAGTACACGTATCAAAATCGTAAAAGTCACAGGATAAGGAGTGCTTCTTGAACACTCAGCTATCTCTTTCAAGAGCCTTGGAATATCAACCTTAAATACCATGTCGTTCATAACATAGTTCTGAACATTCTTGCTTTTGATTTTCTTCATAACTACTTCACTCTTTTAAATTGAATATTCTTTCCGTCTTTTCTGTTGATTGCGGCACAACAAATATTTTTGCAGATATTTACATAAATATTGCTGCTTATCTCGTCAAATAAGCAACCATTACATTCTTCTGTCTCGCTTTCAACCACCTTCAAGACGATTTCTGAGCCTATAGGTAAATCTTCCATACGCTTAATTTCTCATTACGTGACACTTAACAACCTTGTGAACCATATTTGGCAGCGATTCATTGAACCGCTTTACAAACTGACGTTCCATTTCCTTTGGAAAGATGGGCTTTGTCGGCTTAGGAATGGTAAGGACAGCTTGTTTCTGATAACCTCCTTCAAGAGTCAACAAACACTTGCGTTTTATAAACATCATATCCTTACCCTTTCACATAGTTGATTACGTGCTCCTGGGCTTGCTCATGCAAGTTGTCGAAAGCGTCTTCTATAACTTTGGCTGTCTGATCGCCATTAAGGTTCTCCAGCATTTCGCTTACTACCTCTATCTGCTGGTCTGTTGCTAAAGAGCAAAACTTGTCAATAAGAAAACTCTTCTGTGCTTGGACGAGCATATCATCGAATAAATCCGATACATCTACACTAACTTTATAATATGCCATAATTTGAAATCTTAAATGTAATTAGTTGTACCATACATCATTTGGCATAAGAGCCAATTTCCATCCATACTCTAGTTCATACCTTAATATTTCAAGGTCGTGACTCGTTACAGATGAAAGACCTACAAACTTATTTTCGTACTCCATATCCAAACCATTTAGTTACCATACTTGTAATGCAAATAATTAGCCTCTGAGCCGAAATAAAGCTCGGTATCGCTCATATTTGCCTCTTCTAGACTATTCTCAATATCCTTGTAAGAAGGCACGCAATCCTTAACTCTTTTGCAGAACAAAGGATATTTTGAAGAAACGTCTTCTCCGTCTTCATTATAGATATTAATCTTATCTACATTATAATATGGATAAGAAGAAATATTTCCATCTGAATGGATAACCTTTCTACTCTTAACAGACACCACGATTTCGGCAGGTTTGTCAATAGCATCAAACTCGCAAGCGAAATCATCAAGCTGCGCCTCAAAAGCCGCATCATTAATCTTTTCAGATAAGTTTTCAAAAAACTTTTTCATTTTCTTATTACAGTTTTTATGGTGTGTCTCACCATTTTAATTAATAACCTCGTTTCTTAATTACGATGCAAAGATACAAAGAATATTTGAAATATGCAAGTTATTTAATGTTTTTCTTTTGTCATTTAACACTCTATAATAATATAAGCAAATAATTTGCTGACGTTAACACAAAAATCCACACCACTACATTATTATATATAGTGATGGGGTAAAGCACTCAAAGGTATTTTGTCTTTGGGCTACTTTTCTTCCTTATCTTTAATTTCAACGAAATCACCAATACCCAAACGAGCCTTGTTGATGCAAGATGCAATCCAACCTATCAAGTAGGCAGAAGGCTCGCCGCCGTGCTTCATATCAATAGCATCCTCGATGGCATCGCAGACGTGAGAAGCTTCATGACAACAAGTCCCCATCCTCATAGAATCCTTGCTTGCAAAATTAACAAATGAACAAAGCTTATTATTCGCCTTTTCTCTAACGTTATCGTAGGTTGCTGCGTCAGAATTAGAGAAATCAACCCTCAAAACCTCGCCCTTTCTACCTTCAAAACACTTGTTGGCATCCTCTTGGCTCATTCCAATAGCGACACATAACCTTCTTGGATAGATAACAGGGTCGTATTCGTAATATCCTTTCTTCTTCATATCCTCAACTATTTAAATTTCTCAAAATAGAACTCAATTTGTTTATCAAAGTGCTCTTCTATTAAGCCATAAGCGAGCGACATCTTTACTTGGAAAGAAGCCTTACCATTAAGCAATCCTTTAGCCTGTCTAGTAATCTCTGAGCGAAATTGTTCCAAACTCATATCACGCTTACGAAGATTACAAGACCTGCAAGATGGCATATAGTTCTCCATACAGTCATCGCCATGGGAAACAACGAACTTGCCATCCTTGCCGCTCCACCGAGAGTAACAACCTCGATTCTTCGGAACAAGATGGTCAACCTGCATATCCTTATACTCTATACTCTTGCCGCAATAAGCACAATGCCCATCGTATTTGCGATATATTTTAAGTCTATCTTCTTTTTTCATAATCGTTAATTATGTAACCTACCAATATGCCACTTTGAGCAAACCTTGCATAAGTAAGGATGCCAACCGAGTGCCTTTAACTTCGGATTCTGATTCAGAAATTCCCAAGCATCATCCTCGTTTTCATAAGCGACCTTCGCCTTCCAAGATTGACCTTTTCTAACCCAATGCTCAGGATCTGGATGCAAATGACAAGGAATATATTTATTTCTTTTCTTCATAACTTCTTCAGAAATTTAAGTTGAAACCCTTCTGCCTTTTTTATTCCTGGGTATAGTTCCGTCAGAACCTCCCACACTCTTGTCTTGTGCCGATGCCACATAGTTACCGGATGCACACGTTCACCACTTGGTAATACATAGAAATCAGCCTTAATGGTATCAATATGTTCATAGTTTGCAGCTTTATATATAGTTCCCTTGTTACCTATGGACGTATCGGCGTAAGATATAAGATACTTGATTTCCTTATGCGTTGCCCTAATATACTTGTGCAAGAGAGAAAGGCAAATGGTTTCGCTATACTTTGGCATATCATCAGACAACCACATTCGGTCAAATTCCCTCACTTGATGGTAATCCAACACTTCGCCCTTTTCAGTCTTGATATGCGGTCGAATTCCATACCCAATTTGCATAGCACCCCTAATCTTGCCTTTGTACAATACCAAAAGATTCAAGCAACTATTCTTCGTTACCTTGTGTGAAAAGTGATGAGGAACTATGATTGCATCAGCTTGCGCCTTATCGCACTCCATCAGCTTTATTCCCTTTTCCTTGCACTCGTAACCGACAACAAATCCGCAGAGACCTAGCACTGGAGACTTGTTCAACTTTCTTCTTCTCATATCAATAATACCTCCAAAAATAACGTTTGAAATTATAAAACAAATTCTCAACACAAGCCTTGATTTCACCTTTCCTTAACAATTGATTGCAATATTCAACCAATTCATCACGTACCAACCCACGCTTCGAGGCTTCATCCTTAATGGCTTTTATCAGAGCATCCGTTATCTCTTTATTCCCATTTCTTACAACTGGGTTACATTGAATAACCATACTCATATCCATTGTTTTAAAACAGACTTAATTGCCTACTCATGCTCTTTAATTCGTTATTGGCAAAATCTACTTGCCGCTGGTCTATTTCGAAGCCTATATACTTTCTTTCAAGATTAACGCAAGCCCTTGCTGTTGTGCCACTCCCCATAAATGGGTCAAGAATAATATCACCTACATTTGTTGAGTTTCTGATTAGTATCTCCATCAACTTAACTGGTTTTTCGGTCTGATTAATCAATCCTTCTTTATCCCTGCGTTTGTTGGTTGGAATAGGTACACTCAGAATGTCAGATGTGCCAAACTCATTAATTGGCTTTCCACCTCCCTTACGAAGCATAATGATATACTCCTTTTGGTTCATATAATACGTTCCACACACCTTAGTGCATTTATCCCATATTAAACACTTTGTGAAGTGAAACTCACTCCGTCCTATCTCATCTAGAAAGTGCATCAGATTATAGTCGTTACACATAAGATAGCAATGAGTCTTATCCTTTAGTACTCGATATAGTTCGTTGATATACTCCGAAATATCTATGTCATTACTCTTGAATATCTTACCTTTTCTAGTTTGAGAATCTGTCCAATATCCACTCATGCTACTGCGCCCACCTCTAGCTTGTACCGGATAAGCAACATCAGAGCATACTAGGTCTATACATTCATCGTCTAGCTGCTTTAGAAGCTTTCGGCAATCACCTTGATAAATTCTATTTAGCTCCATCATATCACCCACTAACTTTCATTACTAAATAAACTGTCTTGCTTTATCATTAATTCATTTTCTATTCTCTTGTTTGCTTTGTCGTAAAACTCGCTATTAGTTTCAAAACCAATAAAATTACGATTTTCTTGAATACACGCAATAGCCGTAGTTCCACTACCTATACAGCAATCTAGTACAATATCTCCTTTGCAGGAATGCTTGTTTATAATGCTTCTGAAAAGACTAACAGGCTTCTGGGTAGGATGAAATCTCCCCTTATCACGACAGATTGGAAAGCTATATACTCCATTGTCATATTCGCTTTTAAAGATAGGATTTTTACCTTTCACCCCACACACAGCGACCTCTCTTGCGTTTGTGAGATAGTTTGTCTTACTATTTATTGGAACAGGATTTGTTTTTATCCATTCTATAAATCTAATTTGTTTAAATCCGACTTTAATCATCGCATCCTTTACGACCCCAATCTTCCACAAATCATAGAAACAAACTATATATCCACCATCTTTCAAGCACCTGTAGGATTCTTTTATCATAGAGCCTATATCAAATGCTTCCTGTTTATCCCAGTCTCCAAAGTCGATAGATATGCGGAATCTATCGGTATCTTTACCAGTAGGAGCGGACTTTGCATAATTGGAATCCCTTGAAATTTCATATGGAGGGTCTGTGAGTATAAGCGAGACGGACTTGTCATCAATCTTGCTCATACCATCCAGACAATCAACTTGATAAATCTTATCTATCTCCAGCATATCCAAACATATCTTTTTGATTAAACATTTCTTCTTTGATTCTTTTTTGTGCTACCTTGAAATATTCCCCGTCTAACTCAAAGCCAAGGAAATTCCTGTTTGTACGCATACAAGCCAGAGCAGTACTTGCTGAACCCATAAACCCATCAAATACCAAATCTCCTTCGTCCGATGATTTCAAGATGCATTGCATAAGCAAGGGGATTGGTTTCTCATTCTGATGTACCAATTTATCAGATGGAACTCTATCAAAGTCCCATACGTCCTCCAAACGCTTTCCGTTTATGGTTCGTCTGCCTTTGTTCAAGTACAGGATTAGCTCGTAACATTGACCATATTGTGCCTCTAAATCTCCAGCCGTATGGTTGTTCTTTCGCCAAATGAGCACATTCTTAATGGTAAATCCTGCGTTCCTCGCTTGTTGCATAAAAAAGTCCAAGGTCTTGGCACTACAGAAGATATAAGCAGCACTATCATCCTTCAAAATCCGGTAGCATTCGCTCATATAATCAATAATCAATTGCTCATTATCGTCATTGAGTATTTCCTTAGAGAAACGATGGTCGTCTGCTCTCCATCCGGTCTTATAGGAGATACAATATGGTGGGTCAGTAACAATTAAATCTACTTTCCTGGTCTCTATTTGTTTCATTCCTTCTATACAGTCGGAATTGTATATTCTATCAAATTTAAGCATGTCAAATCTCTTTTATAGCGTTAACATAAGCTTCGTGAGCCTCTTCTTGCGTACCAAAGCATCCGATATAAGTTTTCTTCTTACCTACCTGGTACTGAGCTTGCCATTTTCTTACACTCTTATTCCAAGTCACACCCAAGTATTCGGAAGAGGTTTTCTTTGCTATAGCAGAATAAATCACATTGTATCTTGCGGTACAATACTCCAAGTTATCTACATCGTTATTCGTCTTGTCGAAATCCTTATGATTCACCATCGGCAACGCATCTGGATTCTCCAAGAATGCCTGCGCTACCAAACGATGAACATAGAACATCTTTCGCTTTCCGTTCTTGTAAAGCCATACCTTCAAATAACCTTTTGGTGTCTTGCAAGGTGCGATTTCCTTTAATTGAGACGTTCTCCCAATAGTAAAGACATGTCCCAGCTTGCTAACATAATACCTTTCGTAGCCCTTTACTGGTCTAACATCACCAAGAAACCTTGTTGCACATTTACCTTTCATTTTTACCTCCTTTTTCAAAGAAACCTGAATATATGGCTTGCGCCTCCTTAGTGTCTAGTAAATCAATATCATCATAAAACCTTCTGTACACAACGCCCAGCTTTTCGTCATTTCCTGCTTCTCTTGCCATAGCTATTTGCTGACATGATTCCATTAGAAATGCACTAATCTTCTCGTAACTTTGCATTTGTGTCTTCTTTAGCATATCCATGCTTACAAAGGTTTTGTAGTGGATGATACGCTTTTCTTGCTCGTATTCTGTGAGTATAAGCCCTTCCGGAATAGCAAACACCACCCTTTTTGTCTTGTCGTCACTATAAAGCTGAACCGCACCTGTAAACGATGTATAAAAATAACCACAAGTAATATGGTTGTAAAAAGGGTTTCTAACCCTTGAATTTAGATTCTGTTTTCTTCGGCAATGCGTCTTAAATAATCATCCGCAGCGTTATCGTCTATTTTCGACTTAAGAGACATTCCTGTGTTATATCCTATCATTAAGGATACATTCTTGCTCTTTTTCTTGTTCTTTCCATATCGCAAGCTAAAAACCTTTCCTAGCCAAGCTATACCAACAATGCCATCTGATACAACTATTGTCGGCAACAAAACAAATACTTTATATATCATCGCAATCTAATTGAGAATTAAAAATATATCTATTCTGATTCAACCAAAGCTCCACGTAGTCAGCCTTGATTTTCAGAAATTCTTCGTATGTGTAGCATTTCTGCTGCTTACCACCTTTATTCCAATAATAGGCAACTCCTCCCAAAGAAAAGAAGTCTATCAAATCCATTTCCTTTCGCTCCGGTTCTTCACGCTTTTTCTTTTGCCTATATCTACTTACAGCAAGCAATATGAGACAAACGCAAAGCAACATGGAAACCAGTATCTTGAATATTAACCTTACGTCTTGCATCTTATTTAATAACAAAAACACGAAACTACCGATTGCAAAGTCAAAGGAATTGTGACTCGGACTGCCTTTCGGTATAGTCCATCGGGTTTCGTGTCTCTAATATCTTATCAATTTCTTAAATCGCCATTTTATCCTTTTTTGTTCTGCGCTTGCAAAGATAAATAATATTTCTCTAACTTGCAAACGTTTTAGTGCTTTTAATACTTTATTTGCTTTATTTTAAACTTATCCTTTTTTGAAGTTCATTCCAAACTCTTCTTCCGTTACCTCATACATTACATCACCATATGCTGCCCTTGGTTTATCTTTGGCCATCAGTAGCAAGTTTCTATAAGGTATTTCTTTCACGACTTCTTGGTAAGATAAGTGCAGACTATCCATAAAAGATGCAATCTGTCCTAAGAGTGTATCGTTACCTATGGTCGTGGTTTTGCTATCATCCTTGCCGCACTCTTCGCCAAAATTGATAGCGTCTGAAAATCCTTTATAGAGATTAAGGAATAAGCCATTTGTAAGCCATTGACAACCTCTTCAAGCGTTCCTTTAGATAATTCTTCACTAATGGATTCATCGTCTTGTATGAATACGGACAACGCCTTACAAGCATCATCCAAATTCTTAAGCATGCCTAAGACTTCCGCTAAGGTCTTGCCCTCTTCGAAACTGTCAAGGTATTTAGCCGCCTTGACCAATTTTATAATAGTTGGTGGTGAAACGTAATAAACCTTTCCATTCACGATTATCGTTACGGTGTCCTCTCCAAGAATTGCATCCGTAACTAATTTACTTGCCTTACTCATGGTTCTGAATATTAAAAAAGGGGAACAGCATTAACACCATCCCCCTCTATCATTTGTTGTCTATGTATTATCCTTGTTCTACAACCGCAGAGCCTTCCCATTGGTACTCGCCAGCCACTCCATCGGTCTCGCTTTCCATGGCAACGGCAGAAATACCCAAAGTGATATTCTTGTCTTGCTGGTCTCCCTTGGCTACGATAGCCGCATTTGAGAAGACGATGTAGTTTCCGGTCTTGGTCTGAGCAACAATACACTTGTTGATATTTGCCAAATCTTGGCTAGAAGACCAACCTACTGCGTCTGTCTCCGTTGTGGTCGCTGCTCCGGTTGAATCGTACATCTTACCACCTTGAAGGTCAACCTTGTTCTTCCATGAGAAGACACCAATAGAGAATGTAATTGTCTTAGCACCCTCATCGGTCTTGTCACGATAGTAAACCTGTCCGTTCAGCTCGTTCTTGTATTCGGTAACACTAGGGTCATCCTGAGAATATCCCCATGTTCCCTCATGGCTGTTCAAGACCTCTGTTGCGGTTTTTAACCATGCTGCCAACTTAGCTGGTGTATTCGCCTCGGTAAGAGGAGCACCATACCAAATTCTCTTGATTCCAATAAATGGTTTCATCTTATCTTACGTTTAATGTTTCAAAATCAATAGTAATGTTTGCGTAATGGCAACTCAACCTACTTTCTCGCTCTATGCCGTGGGAACGGATAGAATAGCGATACCACACATCCTCAGCTTTTCCGACCTCATTATCGGACAAGGTTTCGATAGCCTTTTTTAGAAGTTCATTCAATTGAGGATTAGCCTCGCCCTCTATATCTTTGAGCAATATATTTACCTCTATAGTACAATCATTGAAATATGTCTTGTCTGCACTCATACGCTTAGGGATGATGACTATCATGCCATCATCGGGAATCTTCTCACCGACCATAGGTTCTTCCCCATCAAGTCCACCCTTTTTCAGATGTCCTTTCAGTCTTCGTTCCATTCCCATAAGTTCCAAGTCGTCATAGATTACATGACCAGCATCTATTTCTGTTATCATCGCATATCTTCGATTTCTTTCTTGATATACTGAATACCCGAATCAATAACATCATATCCCCTAGAGGAAACATCAGACGCATATTCCGCTTTGTTACCAAGGGTTAAGGTGTGGTCATGTACTTTACTATAGTTAGACCTTCTGAGATTACCTGTGCGGTTTCGGTAGTTTCCGTTAGTCTTATCAAGCTCAACGGCTGTTTTACCTAACCTGCCAAGAAACTCATCAACTACCCTTTCTCCCTGCGCAAAGAAAGCATCTAGCTCATCCTTTATAACATCAGACATAGATACTCATATAACCAAGATAATTGCACTTAGGGGCATTATAGACCTTTCCACCTCCTCGGTAGCTTCCATCATTGGAATAGACCTTGACTTCATCACCTTCGGAAATCTGGCACTTGTCACAAACAATGTGATATTTCGGTGTATATATGCTACCATTATCGGTAGTGAAATGCTCGGTAGAGTTGTCATCGCATCGACAACGCCCCATTTCTTTCCATTCCTCAGAAGAGCTAATGACCTCGTTGTACTTGTTGACAACCTTATTCACGAACTTCTTCTTTAATATATGAGGGGAATATAACATAACCTAGACATTTACCAAATATCAGACTTATCCGTGATAGTGGAAAGCCCTAAAGCTGCCACCACTTCATTATCCGGAGCAACACCATATTTTCGGCAAAGCCACATATAGTATTGTCCTATCCTAGAGTAGTCCCAAGAGACAGAGAATCCATTTTCGTTCACATTGCTCATATATGGAGCAAGCATAAGTTCCTCGATTACGGAAATCATCGCCTTGCCTACAACCTGCGAATTATCAGACGTATATTCTTCGTCAAGGTCTATACCTGACGAAATATCTTCCAATTGGGCATCGGTAATATTCCAAGCACGCAACTTCTGCGAAATGTATTCTCTTATCTTCATGTGACATCATTATTTCTGAGCCTGACTCATAGCCTCAGCGATTTTCTTTGCAGCCTCCTGCTCGCTCTTAGCCTTTTCGTCAAGTTCCTCTTCTATATTCTCCTTTTCAGAAGTCTCTTCGGTTGACTCGGCAGCATCCTTTTTGGTGGTTTTCTCCTTTTTAGGCTTGCTCTCCTTCTTCTCCTTCAAGACTTCCTTCTTGGGTGTCTCTTCTGATTTCTTTTCTTCTTCCTTTACAGGATTTACCTTTCCATCATTCAAGACTTCCTTTTTAGGAGTATCTTTAATTTCCTTATCGTCTTTTGGAGATGCAGAATGATTATCATCCTGCACCTCCAGCATCTTGCAAAGCTTACGTTCGATAAGGGAGTTCATACGTTCTTCGTCAAAGTCCAAGATTGCACCAACTTCATAGATGGTGTTAAAATGGAACTTATCACGGAACGGACTAATTACCTCACCTCTCATAAGCCTAACCTACCGCTTGTGTTGAGTCCAAAGAGTAGATGGCATCAACGTTATTCAAGATAGGAACAACCATTGCTTGTGAGCTAGTGAACTCACGGAGTGGGTCGTTAGTAGAATAACGGCTAGCCAAGATATACTCATCGGCTGACTGATAAGTAACACCTGCAACTGGTCTTGTAGCTTCGGCTACGTTAGTCCAGAACAAATCACCAAGGTTATCATAGCATGTAAAGGTCATGTGACCCTTAGCCCAAGGATTGTGTGTTCCCTTCTTGCCGTTAATCTCGGTCTTGATAGTACGGGCTACACGTACCAATTTGGTCTGCCACTTATTTTTAAAGATAGACGCAATCTGCTCAAAGCTCAAAATAGGAATATTGCTATCACTATCAATTGCAATGCCTTGATTGAAGGCAAACTGAGCACGAACCTGCTTGCTCTTGCCAAGCAACTTAATTGTGTAATCATCAAGATAACAGGTAGTGATGGTATTTTGGTCTTCCATCGCCTTGTCGTAAACCAATTGGATGTCATCAAGAGGAGTTGCATCCTCTTCGTCCCAAGCCTTAGCACCGTGACCAAACTTATTCTTCTCGGCAAAACCTACATCAACTCGGACACCAGTACCACCGGAACGAGTTGCCAAAGCTACACCTGTTGACAGCTCACTGAGGAACATATCTTCAATACGCTCGTAAACCGCCTGAATACAACGAGGAAGGTCTGCAAACAAGTTACGCAAAATCTGTGGTTGAGGCAAACGTTGCGCAATCATGTTATCCAAATCCTTAAGCTGCTTCTCTGTCATGTAAAGCTTCATACCAACCTTTGGGATTTGACCCTCAGCGGTTGAAACCTTATCACGGCTCTTCAATGGGAGTTCTGCATCCATTGATACAACGTCAGCAGCAACTCGTGTATATTCCGCAGTAATTGATGCCCAGCGTCCGTCCTGACTATATGTGTTAGTCAAGTGGTCTCGGTACATATAGGTCAATGTGGTCTGATTCTTTCCGTTCAACTTCTCTACTACACTTGCAACAAGTTGTGGGAAGTATTTATTGACCAACTGAAAATAAAGTGATTTTTCCATCTGTTATCCTCCTTCTTTTAGTCTTTATCCATAGTTGCATCAGACTCATCGAACTTGTTAGCATCCTCATCGCTAACCAAAGCAATCTTTGGCATAGCTGTAAGGAATGCATCCGGATAGTCTGCACCATTCGCAGCCTTAGCTGCTACCTTGTTTACTTGTCCAGCAGTCATAATTGCCGCTGGCTCACCGTTCAGAATGGAACGATAGAGAACACCTGCATACTTGTAATGCTCCAATGGGTCACTGGCTGTACCCAAATCCTTATAATTGCCTGTTTCGATAGGCAATGGCTTGTAAGTTCCCTTACCATCTGTCACGATAACACGACCTGCGTAAAGTACTTCATCGTTTACGCCAGTCCAATCCAAAGCACGACCGCCCTTGATGTCGCCTTCCCATTTCTGGATAATGACGGAATCCTCACCAAAGACAATTTGCTTTTTCGTAGTCTTCAATTCCTGATTCATGTTTTTCAATTTTTAAAGTGACTGAACTAATGATGCGGCTACATTGTCAACTTCCTCCTTTGTTGGCTCACCTTCGCTTGCACGATAGCTGCCCCCGAATTGTGGTTGTTGCAACGCCTTGTAGTTGTTCGCTACCTTTGAGAGGTATGTTTCGATAGTTTCATCTGTAGCATCATCGCTCAGAGTGAAACCCTCGTTGATACGACTTTCGGGAATGCCCAACTCCTTAGCCTTTGATAAAATCTTCGCATCGTGGTCTGCCTTTGCAGCAGCCTCTTCCTTAGCCTTAGCCTCCTCAGCTTGCTTTTGGATAGTTTCTTGCAATTCCTTAATGGTCTTGCTTTGCTCCTCCATCTGTTCGTTGTAAGTCTTGGCTTGGTCTGTATTTTTCTGTGTCAAGGTCTTAACGAGTTTCTTGAACTCTTCACGTTCCTTGAATCTTGCTTCCTCAGAAGCTTTCTTCTCTGCTGCCTGCTCTTCAAAGTACTTTTTGAGATAGTCCGGCATTTCGTTTTTCTTTGCCAATTCCTCCAAACGTTTCTTTTCGGCTTCTTCAGCGGCTTTCTTTGCTTCTTCATCTGCTTTCTTCTTAGCTTCTTCTTCAGCAGCCTTGCGTTCAGCATCTTCTTTAGCCTTCTGTGCCTCCTCGAACTTTTTCTTGGCATCGGTAACTCTGCGGTCATTGTCCTTTTGCAAGGACTCCAAAAAACTCTTTTGGCTAGCAACCACTGTCTCGATGTTGTCATCAGTAACAAGCCCCATCTTGTCAAGCATTTCGGCATGTGCCTGAAGAACTTCATCACCTAACCCAAGAGACTTATACTCTTGTTTTAGTAACTGGAAAATTTTATCTTTCATTCTTTCGATATATTTGTTAAAACTAGTGCAAAGATAATACGAAAAGAGTAATTAATGCATTAAAGCGTGTGCAGGTATCTCACTTTTGGTTAAAAGTGAGTAATAAGGGTATTTATAAGCGATTTAAGGCTATTTTATCACAAAAATGAATAATTAATTGCAACACAAAATAAAACACCTTATATAACAAAAAAACGCCAAATATCCTCACGGACATCTGACGCTTGTCGAATTAAAAAGAACCTAAACATTAAAATATCTAAAAGTTTATGACATTTCTCATATAACCCAAATGATTCAAATTAGAATAGAACCGTCCATCACGCTCTATGAATTTACCGGACTTCAAAATCTCACCATTATGCAACATTGCAAACTTAGAACCATGAGCTGTCCATTTATTCATTTCTTTCATATGTTCATCAGAACCCCAACCATATTTCTTGATAGTAGGATAAATGAAACGTTCAAAGCAAATCTGACTATCCGTTTTATCATGCTCGGAGCAGATCGGGAGCACTCCATTATGGGCGAACCAATAACCAGCCTTGTAGAACGGATGACAATTCTTGACACAGACAGAACCATGAGTAGCAAATCTAAAATGTATGATTACATTCTCATTTATATCTCGCTTCATCAATCTACGTATAAATGTAGAGAAATGCAAGCTCTTATAATGGTCAGACTCACTCACAAATCCGCAACCATCGGGATTTCTCATATACGCTGCCTTCAGCTCATCAACGGATGGCAAAGTAGTACCTTTCGGACATACAATAATAACACACATATCTTTACCCTTTCTTTTTTCTTAGTAATACTTGATTTTTTGTGTCCTAGGGATTTTACCCTAGGACTACATCAATTAGTCGTTATTGGCTGCAAATGCATCCTTACGGCTCTGGAAGAAAGCCTTTTCTTCTTTATTCAAGAAAGGTATATCTTCGATGTTCATAACCTCACTAGTGAAGACATTGTTACGAGACCAACCGACAAGCTTTGCGCAGAACTTAACCCACATTTCAATCTTCTTGTAATTAGTTGAACCTTGATGCTGGCGAAACTCTATAGTCTTGTGACGTGTATAGCTCTCAGCATTTACCTTGTAATATCTGTCTCCATAAAAAACACTACGTCTTATATCGTAATTGTCGTGGCAATTAGAGAAATCCTTGTCAAGCAAGCTGGCTGCCCAACGGCAATTACCTCTTCTTGAAGGAGCCATAAAACTATCAATCAATCTTTCAAGCTTCTGATAATTCTTGAAGACGTTAACATACTGCTCGCCTGTCAACTTAGCTGCACCAATATGAACGTGAAGACCACAAGTAGAATTTACTCTTGCACCTACGGCATCCAAAGACTTGATAGCCTTCTTCAAAGTTGCCATACCATTTGTATTGCCATTCAATACCGGACTAACAACCTCGTTAGGGTCAACATCACCCCCAACTGAAGAATCACTAACAATCTTGAAATAACTCTTGTTATCGGTGTGGTTATAGCCCTCAGAATGAATATCAACACCATTCTGACGACCCGCCTCTATCAAGGCATTGCGCTCGGCATGAACACATTCAATCTCAACACCGAATGTATAAACGAATCTCGTTGAAGTTGAACCGCTTGGTACACAAACCTTCAACATATCGGAGATTTCTTTCTCACGAAGACCGCAAGCCTTCAATGCAACAATCTTTTCGTTGCGAGGCATCTTTGACTTCTTGATTTCGTCAATAGTCTCGATTAATGACTTCTTTGAACTTGCGAATGAAAAACCAGTCTGCTTAGACATAATCAATTGTGCTAGTTGTTTCGGGTCTTACCCCTTGGTGTCGCTCTCACCTTATTGAGTGAAACTTGTCACTCGGCAAATCAACCAACTTATCTTGATTGACGATGCAAAGATACGAATAAGTTTTGAAATATGCAAGTTATTTAATGTTTTTCTTTTATATTTTAACCTTTCATAACTGATATATGGGTCTTGTTAACATTTCAGCTTTTATTTTACCTTATTATATATAAAAAGGCTTCGATGTTCACACACCAAAGCCTAAAAAACTTTACTAACTAATTACCAAATTTTATCGACTATCTTTTTAAATCATCACCAATATCTTCTTCTACTCCCAAATCCGGTAGTCTGTCATACGCTTTTTGGTCATCACCTCCTTCAGACTTAACACCTAGCAGGTAGCCATTCCGAAAAGCATAATATACCACCTTTTCCATATCTTTAGCCGTAGCGTTATCTGTCAAATGCAGCGTGGCGTACAATCCCATCAAGAACTTCCGTACATCTTTTGGATATACCTTGTTGTTCTTTTCTAAAGCGACTGCCATTCTTAACGGACTTTTCATATTCTTCAATTTTTCTTTAAACCATCAAATGAAGCACAAAAGAGAGCCATTCCGCTTGTTCCCCTAGTTCATAGACTTATTCACAACTTTATTCGTCTCATCTGCTTCCTACGTTTGCCCGTTGACAGATGTCCGAGATTCCAACAAGACAAACATTACGGCTCTCTTTTTGTGTATCATTGTGCCAACGGAAGGATTCGAACCTTCGACCCTAGGATTAAAAATCCTATGCTCTGCCACTGAGCTACGAAAGCATAAAGGAATGATTGGAGTTGCACCAATGCCCCCTTGGTTACAAACCAAGTGCTCTACTTCTGAGCTACATTCCCCGTAATCTGACAAAGTTACTCTTGTGGTGCAAGAGAGATTCGAACTCACCGAACCCGCAATGGGAACTGATTTACAGTCAGTCTTCTTTATCCGCTTGAATATTGCACCATTTGTGGAATACATATCAAATATCACCTTGTTGCCCCAAGCGGATTCGAACCACTAATGACAGAACCAAAACCTGTAGTGTTGCCATTACACCATAGGGCAAATTTGTACTGCATAAAGGATTCGAACCTTTGAATACCAGCGTGAAAAACTGGCGACTTAACCACTTGTCTAATGCAGCATCTAGGGATTCTCACCCTAATTAGAGTTGCCTTGTTATAGTCTAGCTGGGCTGGGTAACCTGGAAACCATGCCGTAAACTCCTAAGTCTTGACTTATGGTAGAAGCGACCTCTCAGAAAGCCATCTGTTTCAAACACGATGCAAAGATAAGCATTTTATTTTATCCTTGCAAATGTTTTAGTGTTTATTTAAACTCTTTTGATGATTTTTGCATTATTTATTCTTGCGAAGAATACCACAGAGGGTTTCTACAAGTTTCTTTGCGTCATCACCTTTGATTTCGATGACATTGGAATTTCCATCAGGAACATCCTCGCCTTTCTGTTCCTTATCTAAACGCTTACGAAGAGCCAAGTCTGGATTCTCTACCAAGATAGAATCCAAAGCATAATTGCAAATGCGGCTTGCAAGTTCCTCGTTACCATTCGCATCACGCACAAACTCATTCTTGCCTTCAAGAATACCCACAATCTCGTTGTATTCTTCAGCACTCTCACAATTTCGTGAGAGCATACCAATCACCTTGTAACGGTCAATCTCAAAACTGACCTTTAATTTGTCTTTATTCATTTCTGTTTACTTGATTTAAAAATTAATTAATTGCGTCTTATATTCCACATGCTTTCCGCAGGGCCAACCATAACATCAATATTTGCTCCTTGCTTATTTGCTACTGTCTCAATCCACTTAAGGTTGATAAACTGACCAGCGGAAAGGTTCATTTCTTCCATATATGCCTTATCCGCCTTTGCCTTTTGTCGCTCAGCCTTTTCTCTTGCTATCTGCACTTCATATTCACGTTCTTGTGTCTGCTTAGCTTGCACAACCTTTGCCGTGCGGTTCATTTCATCAAGCTGTTCCTTGTTTGGTGTAGCTTTACCGATGATAACCTCCTTTATGATGATAGGCATCTGCTTTTTCTTTGATAGAGCGTTCACATAGTCCTGCATCTGCTTGCGTATCTTGGTGTCAATCTGATTAAGCACTTGCCGATTCGACATCAAGTCAAATGGGGAATGCTGAGAAATATGGTCTCGAACCAGATTGCAGAAATAATTGTTGAGATTAGTATCAAACCATTTCTCACCATAATTCTGCAAAAGTATTGGGGACTTGCCTTGCTCAATCTGAGTAATGATTACAGTATGGAAGTCAAGTGGCGTGTTATCGTCACTAAACAAATCATCTAAGGTAATCTCGTGACGGACAGGAACAATCTTGAAGTAATAACCACTCGTTGACCACCAACACCAAGTGAGACCAGTCTGCACTGCTTGCTGTTCAACACCTCCATGCCCAATAAACCAAGGCTTCTTTACGATTACGGCTTCTTCGTCTGCATCAGGAGAAACCGAATGACAACTTGTAAGCGCACTCATGCCGAATATCGCAATACAAAACATTAAGATAATTTTCTTCATTCTTAATTTGATTATTGTGTTATATTATACCAAAAATTCCTCTCATAATAAAGTTCTCCCTTTTTCTCATACCGGATAGCATCTGACTCTTCACATAGCTGACGAATACGCATATACAAGCGTTTGTCCAGCTCTTCTTCAAACAAAAGAGACAACTCCTTCCAATTGTCAACAACAGGAGCAAACCAAGGATATTGCTTCTTTACAACCTGTAGCTCATCCAAGGTTACGTGTCCGTATTCTACCATGTCATAGCATCTACGGAAGTCACTATTGTCTTTGGGAATATTCAAATCTTTCTTTCGTTTTACCCCCATCAATGCACTCCACATAGTCATTGAAGAGATACCTGTATCACAAGTGGCTATCCACTCTATCATTCTTTGCTTGTTCATCTTCTTTTATATTAATCACGCTAAGTCGCTTTATTAACTCTTCACATGCTTCTTTAGTTAAGATGCAATTCTTGGAATCTTTAATACCAGTAACCTTTTCACGAATAGCAGCATTCGTGTCGTACACTTCTTGTAGTTTTTTCTGAAGCTCAATTACGTCTTTGTTGGTGAGTTTACCTTTCTTCTCAACAATCTTTTTTGTTGTATTCTTATAAACACATTCAAGTTCATTACATAAACGAGCTTCTAACTTCATCATTATTGCGTGTACAAAAGTATCATAAAGTCTTTCCATTTTGTATTTCCTCCAAAATTCTTTTGATTTCCTCGTTATCTTTATTCTCAATACGAGCCTTTAAGATACTCTTGAATGCCGCATCCATCGCATCGTATCTGCTTAAATACTCCTTACCATCCGTATGACACAAGCCTTCCTCTACACACCATGATGTAGTTTGCCAACAGAACTTACCTTTTGAAATGTTTGCAACACAAATATAGTAACCGAAATGCTCTAAAAGCCAATCAAGCACCATATCATAGCTTGGAGCGGATATTGCCGGATGCTTACTACTCAACTTTAATGCAGCAGAAAACTCAATATTGGATTTCTCCCACTCGGAATTGGAGTAAGCAATATAACTGCCGTAATGCTCACTATATTTACCACCCTTACGAATGCCACCCTTTGCTGTCCAAGGGCTGGCGTAAGCCCAAAATTCGGCTATCTTTTCATCGTAGCCAACCTCCTTCAGAAGCTTGGCTATCTCAAAAGGAACTACCTTTGGTTTTACCGTCTGCCTATTTTCCATTTTTTATCCTTTCTAAACTGAACCCGATTCTGACTTATCTAATTCATCAATCGCCTGTCTAAGCAAAGGGAGAACCTTATCCAAGTCTTCGAAATCCGGTACGACTTCATTAACTCGCAAGATTGCTTGACCTAACAAGCTCTTAATCTTTTCTCTGTCCATTAATCTCTGCTTTTTTCTCTAAGTCCTTTAAATCTATTTTCTCAAATCTAGGAACAGACTTACCATCTACCTCAACATTACCAAAGAACATTTCCTTTGGTCGCACCCAAACTTCATGCTGTCCGCACACTGCTTGATACGCAACCTTAGCTTCAGAAGTCTCGCTATCAGTAACCTCACCAAGGTACTCATAGAAATTGCCCTTGTAGTGGCGGTAAATCGGTTTTTGGAATCCACCATGTAGCCAATCGGCTTTGTCCTTGATTTCCACATACTCCCTTACCGCATCACACTTGCTAGACTTACTCAATTCTTCTACCCAATCAAAGAAAGCTTGCTTGTCCTTGACCTCTTCACTTGATACCATAAAGAGATAAGTGCAAAGAAGCATCTTACCAGCATCGGTATCATATTTCTTATTCACCTCTTCAGCTAATTGCATCATAGGTGTATCTAAACGATAATTCCAACTCATAATCTACCCTTTTTTACTTTTTAAATTTGCCAAATCCTCTTTCAAACGTAGATGGAAATTATCTTCTCCATCATCACCGGAAAGAAGCCAATCAATTCTTTGGGCATAAACCTGAGCTTTCTTCAGAAGTTCAATACCCTTTTTGAATTCCTTGATAGTCTCTTTAGATAAGCCATATCTATTAGGCATCGTATGATGATGCTTTCTAACATACTTGTCTTCATCCTCCTCCAACCATCGGTCTTCGAGGAAACATCTTTCATCTTCCTCATCCAATGGATGACCATCAACATAATCTTCTATCTTTGTGTATATGTCAGCAATCCTATACTGGGCATAATCAAAACGTCCACCACTCATAATCTTCCAACTATTGGAATTTGAACTTATTTCGGTACACTCAATCTTGCTTCTAGCTGTTGGATGATGTTATCTATTGTCTTTCCCTTATAGTCAAGAGCAATCTCCTTCAATACTGCAATCTGAGCCGTAATTCTAATTCTATCTACTACCGTCATAGTCTATCTTATTTATTATGATGCCGTGCTTGCAAAGTTGTAATGCACGATATATACATAACCGCCGTACATCTTTCCGATAGTTACTTCAACATAGTCAAAGATAATATCGCCATCCATCTTGTAAGAAATCAAAGGCTCAATAGGGAATGCATTGTGTTCTGTATAGTAACGATACACTTCTTGTGATAGTAACTGCTTGAATACATCCACCTCACCATCCTTTGAAAAAACACCCTTAAACTCATCTTCATTGTCGATTGCAACAACTACTCCAAGTTCTCTTCTTACAGATACACCTAAATTTCTACCACTTTGTTCATTACACAAGACGGGTAATGTGTAAACACCTCTTAATTCTTCCATATGCTTATTCTTAATTTTGTATTTTGTTTTTATCCTTCAAGTTGCTTACATTGAGCTAAGTCTATTGCATACGCCCAACGCTTCGGAACAAAAGACATCGTAGGTACGAATCTATCTGCACGCTCAACGCATACATCTTGCGTCCGGTAAATCAATCCGTCAGAGCCTTTTACCTGCAACTCAACTAAAATAGTATGGTCTAGCATCGGGAATTTATCAATATCATGCCAGACTTCACCGCCTTCAAGGAAGGTAGGCTTTATATGGTTCATCTTTGCCATAAAGTACTTCATGTAAAATGTTTGACTTATATTCGCTAGTTATGGTCTCGCAACTACCAAAGCACCACAAATCCTTGGATTGCTCCTTGTGTAACCTTGATGACTTTATATAATAGCCATTGTTGACATCGTAATGCTTACGTACCATAATGTTGTCGTTTACCACTCCAATCTCATCATCAGTAATTACATAGAATATACGCCCATCGCTAAACGCTTTCAAGCCTTTGTACACTCCATTAGAGACAACCATCTTTTCATAGCCGTTCGTCTCCCAGTTGGCATAATCCCAGATGGTTTCCAAATCATCATCATTTAGAAGATTATTGTCCGTAATAACCTTGCCAATTACCTTGAATTTGCCATCATGCATCATTGCCTCAACAACAAATTCATCAGCAGCGTTAAAGTCGCTAATCTCTATGGGTCTCATAATACTTGTGCTTTATATTCTCGTAAATCACCCTCTTTGCAGCCTTTGCTCTTCTGTTATTATCAGAAAAAACATCATCATACAAAGACATATCTTCACTCTCAAAAGCCACATGCTCACCTTTGTAGCAAGCATCAAAGCGGCATCCTTTTTCGGACTTAGCCGCAGTAAACTTTATCTTACCAAACTTAATCTGCATAAGCCCTATCCAAGAAAATAAATTAATGATACTATTTCAAGAGCAAATAAAAACGCTAACGCATTCTCAATTGTGAATACCTTTTTCATTGTTTCAATACAGTTTTACGTGTGTCTCACGTTCTAAATTTATATTGTAAGGGGATTTCATATCCCCTTTGTTGTTCTTACTTCAAAACTCGATAAGTTTTATCGAAATCATTAAAACTCTTCAAGTAACCTTTCTCAGTCAAAGAGTTTAAAATTTCTTTCAACTCATCCTTGGTATTATCCAAATCGAAATCATACAAATCTTCAAAAGTAAAGTACTTGTTACCTCCGATTACATCAGCCATCACTCCGATGTTGCCATAAACCATTGTCTCTTTCTTACTCAATCTAGTATTCATAACGAATCACAGTTTTTACGGTGTGTCTCACCTTTTTAATTAGTAACCTTGTTTCTTAATTACGATGCAAAGATACAAAGAATATTCGAAATATGCAAGTTATTTAATGTTTTTCTTTTGTATTTTAACGCTTATTATATATATAGGTGCAAAATTAACTTTCTATAGCAGAAAAAGCCAAAGAATCCACCATTTCATTATACATATTACCTCTATGAGCCTTAACCCAATGGTATCTTATCACCTTGCCTTTCGCTACCTTATTATATATAGGCTGTAAATCTCCTAACTTGCAAGCCTGTATTCTCTCTATAGCTACTTGGCAATCCACATATACATCAACAGAACACAAAGGAGGGCAATCACCCAATGCTTGAATGACCGCCCTTATTTCGGCTCTCACCGAATCGTTCACTTTGGCTGTGATAAATGTATATTTCCCACTTTTGATAATCGCTCCCTTATGAAGCACAAGCCAACCGCAACCACACTTGTTGTTCTTACTAGAGCCATCAGCATACACTTCATAGCGCACACTTTTAGCCTCATCAACAATCATCTGAGCAACAACCTCCAAAGAGTCATTGCTCATCACATTGGCTATTTGCTTGGCTTTCTTCTTCATAAGCGATTAAATCAACCCTCGTTCCTTGAACTCATTCATCAATGGGGTTGCCAAGACCTCAATATCTGGATGAGGCTTTCCGGTAGTTCCCTTTGATCGCAAATCGAAGAAATGAAGCCAATCACTCACGAATGCGGTATGAATCAGCTCCGTGTTAGTATCAAGAGGAAGTATCGTTCTCGCATCCTGTGGCTTAAGACCATCATCCTTGACCAAAGACAAATACATCATTTCGCATACTCTATTGGCAAACCACCATTTTTCTACTGAACTCCAATGCTCATAACTACCGATGTTCTTTGATAGGTCAACAAATGTTCCACCATCAAAAGACAATGGATTAACCGCATCATCATCGCTAACCCACTTTGGCTTGTTGATAGCAATCTCGCCTCCGAACTTATCCTTGCTATAGTTGCAATATCGGGTGCTTTGTTCTGCTATGGAATCTACACGATGTCTGTTAGCCTCTCTACTTACCGCTATCTGAGTTGTAAAGCGGACGGTTATTCGCTTCTCATGCCATTCCGTAGGCTCGCAGATATAGTCCAAATCATCAAACCATTCATTCTCTACTATAACTCTGTAGTTGGTCGTAATATAGTAATCGTTACCTATCTGCATCACCTTGGAATACTTGTTCTCACGATAGTGTTTGACCAGTAGAGACTCCGGAACAAAGAAGTCATTATCGTAAGCAACATGGAGATAAATTGTTCCATGCTCACACATGGCAAGATGATTGCTGCTTACCATACGCTCAACGAAAGGCTTTGCGCTGTCTTTATCTATCTTCATACTTGACGCATAACATGTGCGACCGCACAACTCTATCTGTTTATAAACTCCATCCATGCCCTCACCTTGGGATAGGATTTCATATCTCGGTTCTAATATCTTCATGTCCTTATAAGTTTTGAAATTCGACCACAAAGATAACTATTATATTCCACTCTACCAAAAATTAGGACTCAGTTTAACAACACTTATCTATATTGTGAAAAACAAAAAACTTTCACCATAAAAAAGAGGAGAGTGCATCACGCATTCCCCTCCTTCTCGATTATATATCAATATTACTACAGTTGTCCTAGTGTGTCTCACCATTATTATTTCGTTCAATCAAAGGTAAGATACCTTTCTCCTTTAGGAACTCATAGAGAAAGAAACGTCCTTTCTGAGTCCACTTCGTGTTGTATTTGATGGTTTGTTTTCCATCATTGTGCGTAATGGTCACTGGTTCGCTATTCACATATCCCTTATCCAAGTATTGGCGGTATAAGACCCATTGGTCAGAAACCTTGTGCTGGATACCATGCTCATGCAACAATTTGTTGAATGCTTGCGGACTCATTCCGTAATCCTGCGCCATTGATGTAATCACGCTTGTGCTCTTGTTCTTCATCATCACATCGAAGTAAGTAGTCTTAGGCTTCATCGTTGTAATCTGTGCGCTTAGTCCGACAATCTCCTGCGATGCCTTGGCAAGTTCCTCTTTCTGTTGCTTGTTCTCCAAGGTCAGCACTTGGTTCTTCTCGAACTGGTCAGCCCAGGCTCTTGCTGCTATAGCCGGATTGGTGAAATCGGGCAAAGATGGAACACTCTGCATTCTTGCTCGCTTCTCCATTTCTATAAAGTAGCGTCTAGCTTGCTTGCCTTTCTCACATTGAGACATCATTGAAATCTCTTTTGCGGCATCAACGGATAAAGCATACTCAGATGTTGGTCTGCCTCCAAATAGGTTTTCCCCCTTTTGGGTGAAAACCTCAAAGTCTTGATTTTCAACCAAATCACAGCGTTCAATCTGCTTCTTAATCCAAGAAGAGAAATCCTTCCCTATACCTAGGAACTGATGTAAGCCTCTTCCGTTCACAGCTTGCTTACCATCACGTTCTTCTACCTTGATGAGTTCAAAGCCTTCAACCTTGATTTCCTCGCTCTGATTTACAAATGCTCCCAGCATGGGTGCATCATTCAAATTCTTTTCTAAAAAATCTTTCATATTAAACAATTTAAATATTATAAGTATGGTTTCTTGCAAATAGGAAAGCCCCGTCCACCATGTTGTGAGAGAGGATGGACAGGGCTTGTTTCGCCTACCCACAAATGTAACGGAATGGGCTTGACGAAATATTACTCCACGCTTGGAGCTTATAACCATTTGTTTAATATGTCTTCTTTATTCGTCAGTCGTGTCCGTTACTTCACAACCATTATTACTTTCGGCTGCAAAGTTAATGCTATTTTCTTTAACTTGCAAACGCTTTAGTGTTTTGTTTAAAACATTAACGTTTGTTTTACTTTGGAGGACTTCTGTCCTCGCCAGCACGACCAGCTATCGTGGCACGTTGCTGCACATTACTTCTTCTTTCCATTGCTCACGGAATTTAATTGTTAACCTCAAAGAGATAATGTGCAGTTGTTCAAGTGTGCCTCACCTTATGTTATGTTACACTACCATTGATAGCATTTCTTCTGATTGCATCTGAATCCATTGGCAACCATACTTGCGGAAATAGATGTCTGAATCAAACCTCTTGCCATCCACGATAATGTAATCACCCTTACACTCAAATTTGTGGTTTCGGGTCAATGGGACTAGCAGATAGACCGCCATGTCCTTTTTATCCAACACCAGTGTAAGGTCAGTACCCAATACATGTAAAATAATGTTGTCTTCGTCGTCGCACAATACACCAATCTTCTCATTGTAGCTCACATAAAGAGCATCCATCAAATTCTTATCCATATCTCTTAAATATTTAATGTTCAAAGTCCGGTGCAGTTTAGCGTGTGCCTCACGAAATCTATTACAAGTCACACTCGTATGAGTATTGCTTTTTCAGCTTGTTCAATGCATTCTCGGTAACGTAGTAGATGTTATCGAAATATTCGCTTTTCTTAATGCTTCGGCTTTCCTTCAGCTCTACCTTGTGATTGAATGTCACTTCGTAGCGGTTAGCGATGCTTGTAATCAAGAAATCGACCTCACGCTTATGTCTGTCCAGATCGGTCTCTTTATACTCACCACGCTTGATAAATGCGTCCTTGTTCGTCTCTTCGATGGTTGCAACCATGTTGCCTTGCATCACGATAATCTTTGCGCTCATATCTAGTTTCTTTTTTAATCGTTAGAAATCTGTTATGCAACTCTAATCAAGTTGTAGTTCTTGAATTGTCTCCACTCGCCCTTGACTTCATCCCAATACTTTGTGCAGTCCTTGCAAGCGTAACCCTTGCCATTTGGAGTGTAGTCAATATGACTCTCCATCAAAGTGCCGAAAGCCTGACGAATCTCACCATTCATTTTCTGAAAGTAGAACTCAACGACCTGCTTCTTCATGCGAGCCTTCAGCTTGATTACCTGCCAAGCTTGCTTCAAGCATTCTGCCCAACTCATATAAGCACCTTTAAGCTGAAAGGCTCTGTGTGCCATATTCATCACTTCTCTCATCATATTCTTAAATGTAGTAGCCATAATCTTTCAATTTTAAACGTTAAACTTAAATTACTTACTTTGCAAGTCCGATGCTCTCACGCAAGAAGCTCTTAGCCTCATCGTTGTTCATATTGAGCTTTATTGTTATCATATTCAACATTCTATCAACATCTTTTTGGGTGTTCATTCTGTTGCTTACGAACTCTGTCATAACGAACTTCTGAATCAAGTTTCTTCTTATCATTGAAGTAGTCATATTGCTATACCGTTTTACGAGTGCCGACTCGGAGGTGCAACCTCAGCTAAATTAATAATGTTATTGTGACCTTTGTTTCTTAATCACGATGCAAAGGTAACATATTTACGTTACACTACCAAATATTTTAGAAAGAAAATGTAACGTATTTGAGTTAATTAACAGATATTCATTTGTAACGTACTATTCTTTAAACTTCGTTAATACTTTTACGTATATATGCTACATTTCAAATATTATTCTTATCTTTGCAAGAAAATAGCAATGTAACGTATTACGTATTATGAGATTTAAAGATGTTCTTAATAAATATGGTGTAACGCAACAAGACTTAGCAGACCGGATGGGTATGAATAGAGTTTCGGTTTCTCGTTTACTTAGCGAGAAAAACGACTTGCGTATATCAACTATCGAAAAAATAGCAAACGCTATAGGCTGTCCTGTAGCAGAATTGTTTGATAAGCAGAACAAAGTAGATGCTATGAGTGATTTCATCGCCCTAATAAAACAAGGTGGTGAGTTGTATTCCGCATCGTCCATTGCTGAGGCTAGGGACGTGCTGGACAAGTTGGAAAGTGTTAAGTAACGTAAGGAACATTCCTTGCAAGTATTAATAATTAAAACTTTTACGACTATGACAGATTTTTTCAATTTGAGAGGTGCAGCGGTGTTCCGTGTTCTCTCGTTAATTAGTGTAATAGCACTAGGGGTAACTATCTTATTGTTTGTCATCGGCTTGATGATGGGCTTTTTTGGAGAGCAGGAGACGAAGGCGATAGGATGGGCAATGGTTGGATTCTCAATCTCTTCCTTTATCTCTTGCCTATTCATGTTCGGCTTCTGCTACCTGATTAAGATAGCTAAGTCTTACGACAAGGATGAGCAAGAGGACAACAAGGAAATAGTATTCCAATACAAGGGCTACAAAGGCACTTTCACAAAGGATGACAATACAGGAAGGTTTGATGGCCACATCATCGGGACAAGCTATTCTTACTCTGGCTACAGCCTTTCAGAGACAGAGCTGGCATTTCAAGCGAGAGTTGACGAATTACTGGAAGAAAAGAAACTATAAAAAGAAAGAGGAACGCATCACGCATTCCTCTTCTTTGTTTTACGCATCGAAAGCCAAGAACAACTCAATGTCGGTTCTAGGATATACTTTGTTCAGATTATCCATAAACTTTGCCCAATCATAATCTGACACCACAACCAAGGCATGAATGGAAGAGAGATACTCCTTCAGTTTTGGTATTCCCTTCTCTTGGTTAATGAACTGATGAAATCTCTTTGTACGGTTTCCATGCTCATTCTTTGGATTTCTCTTGTCAAGCTCCTCCATAATTGGCGCTATGCGCTCATAGACAATATCTCTTATCCAATTGCCCATAACACCAGGCATATTCCTCGACTCATGCCACGTCCAGCCCCTCATCTTGTATATATCCATAAAGAATTGATCTGGGAACACCTTAACCCACTTCGCAGCCTCCTCTAAGAGGAATTGATTAAAGAACGTTTGCAGCTTGTCCTTAACCTCGCTCTTTTCCTTATCAAAGCCTGTTGCCTCATCTACCAATGCGATGATACCAACCCTAGCGAATGCACGCATGAGGATTTCGCATTGCTCGGCTATAATCTCTTGTCTAGGTGATAACGGAATGTTCTTGCGTGCCTCCAAAAAAGCATCACAAATGTCCGCCAAAGCGGTTGCCTTATAACCATGAAGAACTTTTCCATTATCGTTACACACCAAAGGTGACAAGTGGTCCAGTTCTATGTATTTGGAAATAAAAGGGTTAAGAGATTTTTGATTTAAATATCTCACTAATCTGGTCCCGGCAGTTTGCTTACCATCTTCCGTATCTACCATCTTTAATGCTTCTTGCATTCCACGACCAGATATAACCCTAGTTCCATTGCCCAAAACATAACAAGGTATCTTGATGCCATTTAAGTCAAGTTCTCCACGATATTTAACCATATTATCTTTATAGTACAGGTCTTCGACCTTAACACCTAGGATATTGGCTATTTTCTTCATGGTCTCCTTTGTTGAAGTGCCATTAACAATCTTGCTAACACCGACCTCCGTCATGCCTATCTTTTCTGCCAACGTTTTTTGAGACATTCCTATCTCTTGTAAAATTTCCTTTATTCTGTTCATAATATAAAAGTTTAATTCCGCTTGCAAATATACAATATTTAGTTTAATAACTAAATATTCATATTAAACTTTTATATTTATTTAAGGATATAAAGGGTATCACGTAATATGACACCCTTTATAGCTTTTACAATCTACTCATCTTATCTTTCAATTCGTGTATATCATTGAATGCTTGCAACATAGGCTTATGCCAACGCTCTTGTCGCTCATCTATCGACTGCAAGTACATCAAGCTTTGTGCAAGAATGGTTCTTCCCTCATCAACGGCAACCCATATATTACCTACATTACCCATAATGGTATTCACGCTAGCCGTTAATAAGCTACCCTCTGTGCCACCATCACGAGCCGCAATAGCATCCAACTTGGTATTTATGAGCTTTGCTTCCTCATACGTTCCCTCTGTGGCAATCTGCACCGCTGTGAAACGACCATTCAACTCTTCTCCTGTATCTTGGCTCATTGATTCAAAAGAACCGGAAGAAGCGGACTGCTCGTAAGATTGCTTGTAACCCGTAATATCAGCAATGTTATCACGAATAGCCAAACCCTCTTGAACTATCTTATCATACTCTTCTTTAAGATTATTCAATTCGGTTGGCGTGAGCTGCCTTCCTCCATTCTCTTTCATCTTGTTTGCCCAGCTCTCATAAAGAGGCTTAAGCTTTTTATTCATAAGGTCTCCCAAAGCGAAGTTAAGCATCGACTGGTTGAGCATTGTAGTGAAGTCATTAGAAAAATCCTTTGCAGACTTGCTCATATCCATAAGATTGTTTATGAAGTCACTCTTCATTGAATCAAAGGTTGTTTGAGTCAAATTCTCATTGATTTGCTCCGTCAACTCCTCTAGTTTTCCCGCCAGTTCTGTATATTGCTCCCAATATTCCGTCTTATCATACTTGCCTTGGTCGGTCATGTTCTTCCATACATCCGCATTATGTGTACGAATGTCAGCCATCTGCTCTGGAGTAAGCTTGTATATATCCTCCAAGGAATTGACCTTGTTTATCGAAGAATTAGTATAACCACCCCTTATCTTACTTTGCTCAGCCAAAGTCTTATTGATTGCCGCATAATCTTGTGCAGAAAGATTCCAATAATAAGCATTTGAATGGTGTGCTCCATGATACCCCATCTGTGTTTTGAGAATATCCATCGTTTGGGTGTTAACCTGTTTTTGAGCATCGTAAGCAGCATTATAGTTGCTGACGGCTGTATAACCGGAAGATTTGTCAATAGACTCTTTTAACTTATCAATGGAATACATTAATCTATCATTGCTCTCGGTCAGCTCTTCTGTTTTCTTCGCAACTTCTGCACCATTACCTCCACCAATACCGAACATCTTGCCCAACGAACCAATGGTTTTTATTCCATTCATAGCTGCGCCTATGTAGTTTCCGCTTGCAAAATCAGAAAAGGCTTGTGTTCCACTGTTCAATGCATCCATTCCGTTATTCACAGCTTTACCAAAGCCTGTGTTTCCGAGACCCAAAGCATCGACTAACCCCGGAAGGTCTTTCAGTTTCTTTTGGATTTTTCTTAAACCCTCAGCCCATTTCTCGATAGTATCGTGCAAGCTCTTCTTTGCGGCATCATGCTTTATCTTGGCTTCTTCCTGTGCCTTTCCAACTTCCTTTGTTGCCTTTCCAACCTTAACCTCTGAAACCGCCAAATCATCAAAAAGCTTACGTAACTTCTCCGTTTGGCTTACACTGAGATTCTTGGTAGAACCCATAAGTTTGTCCTTATTGGCAGAAGTGATATTACTGGTATCTATGTTAACCCCACTTTCAGCAAACACGCCTTGGATTTTTCTCCTTTGGCTCATATTATCAGCCTTGGCATCAAACTCACCCTTCCTAGCTTGTGCCAATCGGTCTTGCGCATCCTTCGCCTCATCAATAAGCCTACGGTGTTCACGGACTGCATCATTAACCAATCCCCATCTATCCTTCTGCTCGGATATAGCATCATCAATCTTATAGATTTGGTCAGATATGGTTTTCATATCATCTATTTCTAGCGTACCCGAACCAAGCAACTCCTTCATTTTCTTACGAAGGTCTTCAAGATAAGGAATACTCAATCGGTTCATATCCTGAAAGACAACATCCCAATTGATTGAATCTTTGAAATCCGTAAAATTTAACTTCTTCAACTGGTCGTTCATCTCCATTTCCGCACTCGCTGCGCCAAAAGTATCACCTTTCTCTCTAGCAAGGTCTATCTTGTCCGTGTATTCTTTCAGAATAGCATAACGTTGTTGTTCTAAGCTGCCGTATTGCTTCATGAAATCCAACATGTCCTTAATCTCTGCTTGCTGGATTTCCTTCAGCTTTAATTGCCTCTGTTTCTCAATCAAGGCAATTTGGTCTTCTGAGTTCTGCCCAATGGTCTTCCCAAGATGATTACCCTTGTCGTCAACCATTTGTGTGCCCAATACCTCTTTGCGGTATTCCGCATCGGACTTACCCTGTTTCCACATATTGGCTTTACGACCTTTTCCCGAATTTACCCAAACGATCTGGTCTTTCTTCTTCTTTGCCTCAACGAGTTTGTCAATAGAATCCTCTATAGCCTTTTTCTCCTTGTTAGAAGACATGTTGATTTGAGCAATCTCCTTTTCGGTCTCATTCTTAATCAATTCCGTTCTTCGCTTTGACAACTCATCGCTTGCTCTCTCCGAATAGGATGAAATAGACTTGGAATAGTCTTCCTCAGCCTTTTTGCGTTCATACGCTCTTGCTTGTGGGTCATCCGTTGCACCTGTTTTCTTAGGTGTAGTTTTCTTAGGTGTAGTTTTCTTTGTCGTTTCCTTCGGCTTATTTGCATCGGCTTTTCTTTTCGCCTCTCTATCTTTCAGAATAGAACCAGCCATAGCGACATCAAGCCTATTGGCATTTTCGTCTCTTAGCTGATTTCCTTGCTTTGTCAGCAATTTACTTCCTTTATGATTAGTTCGGTATTGCTCTTGCCTATTTAAATCTGCCTTACGTCTATTAATCAAAGATTGCAACTGCTTATCCGTTAAAGATTTCATCCAACTTGGAATTTCTGTATCATCATAATGGATTTTCAAATTTAATCCATATTCCTGATTCCATATAGAAATAAGCTGGTCTGTTGAGGAAGTTAAGGCATCTATGCTTTGTTTATTTTGCTGAGCTACCCATTGTGACCTAGCCTGTGTATTATTCCAATCTACATTTTCAGCAGCCGCCTTCATTATCGCATCCTCTGCGTTTTTATAACTTATCTTTAATTTTGCAAGATTACTCGTATGCTCCAATATCGAATGGTCAGTATTCTCTATAGTTGCTATATTGTAATGTTGTTTTTCTAAGAACGAATCAATAGGCGCAAATGTCTTTTTAACTGCATTTGTGTAAATGTTAAAAGCATCTATATGCTCCTTGTAAGACAATGTGCTATCATCTACTCTTTGCTTCAACTTAGCCAGCCTATCTAAAACCTCATCTGTTGCTATGGAATTATACATCATTTGTATTGATGTTATATCTTCCTTATCTACATGTTGCCCACCTTGATACCAATGACCGGATAAGTCTTTGCTAAAATTGTCATCTTCTTTGTTTCTTGCTTCTGTATATTGGGAAGTGGCAGACATTAAAGCATTAGCCTTTTCTCTTTCAGCATTCTCCAATTGTAAGGTTGCAACAAATTCATCATGCTTTCCTTTAAGTGTTGTTAAATTGTCCTTTTCGGCATCACACTTAATCCCGAACTGCTCGTATGTTTGGATAAGTTCTTCTTTAGCTTTGTTGTAAGCATCAGTTCCTTCCTTAGAAGACCTCATTACGTTAAGCAAGCCATCAACTTTCGCCCTTGTATTTTCTGCGGAATCTCCAAAATGCTTTGTGTCAACAGAAATATCTTCCTCTTCACCTCCGAACATAGCAACGGCACTAGCAAGCGTTGTTACCAATGTTATAATACCAGTAATCGGATTTGCGAGCATAGTAGCCCACATACCCTTTAAAGCCATAGTAGTGGATTTTACCGCATTACTGAGCATCAATTCAGCAGTTGTCATTATTTTAACACTTGCGGTATGGATGGCATTTTTTACCGTTGAAGCAGCTGTAGCTAAAGTACTAGCCTTTTTCGTAGTCGTATTGGTAGCTTGACTAACAGAATTCAACTGCGTTTGTAGTGTTGCTTGTCTCTCTTGTAATTGCTCACGAATAAGCGCAGCTCCTCTTTGCTGACTTGCAATTGTCGAAACATTTGTTTGAGCAGTATTCACTTTCTTCGCAGCGGTGGCCAAACGTTCCTTTGCTTCTAGTGCATTCACGGCATTACCCTCTGCGTCAAAAGCTAAGTTTGCACCATCAGCGGTTTCCTCAACCAATTTTTGAGCCTCAGCAAAGGCATCTTGGGCATCTTGCAAGTCATTCAAGGCTGCTGTATATTGTCTAGCCAACTCTACATCCCTATCATCAAGATTTGATATTTTCTCCGTAGTAGTCTTCAAATCATCTTTAAGAGACTCTATTTTTTGTTGACGCAGTTCCTCGGTCTTCCTCTTTTCTTCGTCAAGTTCTATCTGGCTTTGTGCTGTTGCTTGTTGCTGAGCCTGCAAGAGTTCACGTTTCATCTCTAATTGGGAACGCATTTGTGCTGTAATAATGCCCTCTTGCTCTGCTGCATCTAATCTTGCCTTTACAAAATCATCGGACACAGCAGTATCTCCAACAACACTTGCCAAGTCTTGTTGTTTATTTACTCGCTCTTCCTTTTTATCCTTACCCAAAGTTTTATAGTTTGAGTTTTCTAGGTCTTGCAAACGCTTGATTTCAGCATCAATTCCCTTCATCATATCATCGGCTTGTTGCGCTTCCTCTGCTTTGCGAATAGAAGCAGCCGCCATTAATGATGCACGATAAGAACCAACGGCTACTATAGCTGTACCAATAGTTTTTATAACCTCTTGCCAATTCTCTACCATAGCAGAAATAATTGACAATCCGCTAGAGAATACGCCCTCGGATTTTTTGCCGATTTCGTTGAACATCTGCGAGATGGAGTCTCCAATATTGCTCCACTGACCCTCCAAAGTTTTTGATTGCTGTTCCATCAAGCCTCCGAATCGTCCACCTGCTTGCGTCATGTTGGCGATAGCTTCCTTGAAGATGTCTGATGTCACTTTACCCTTGGAAACAGACTCTTGAACCTCCGTTGTATTTTGGTGTAAAATTTTACCCAACTCTTCTGCCAAAGGGACACCTCTACCCATGAACTGACGCAAATCCACTGTAAACATTCTTCCTTGCGAAACGGTCGTTCCGTAAAGATAAACAAGGTCTCCAAGCGGAATGTTCAAGCCCGAAGCAATGTCACCAAGCTGGACAAGGGTTTTGTTAACATCTTTCGCTTCCGTTCCGTATGCCAAAAGTTGTTTTGCACCGCTCGTAACACTGGACAAATCGAAAGGTGTATGAGCTGCCGTTTGGATAAGTTCATCCATAAGCGCACCAGCCTTTTGCTCACTACCAAGCATGGTATTGAAAGATATTTCAAGTTGCTGGAATTGGGAACGAGTATTAAAGATACTACCTGCCAGTTGTTCAAATCCTAAGCCACCAAGTAATGTTGCCGAAAGCATGTGAGCATCGCCAGTAACTCTTTGGAACAAACTAGTCATTCCTTCTCCAGCAGTTGGAGCGGACTTCATGCGTTCTATCATTTGACTCATGCTATCGGTCAACATATTTGTTGCATCTTTTGCCGGATTTGCTGAACCTGCATACAAAACATACTCATTCCGCATATTCTCCAAGGTCTGACGAGCACCGACAGCACCTCCTTCTAGGTTCTTTAATTGCGCAGTTTGACCTGCCAAAGAACCTTTCAAATAGTCAATATTCTTCTGCAAAGAATCTATGGATGACTTATCCGTAGTTACTCCAAGAGTTAATCTCTTGTTCGTGATTTGCTGTTGGATTTTCTCTATTCGGTCTTTGGTAGCTTGCATTTGAAGTTCATAGCAATAAACTTCTTTTGCTGCTGACTGCATCCTTTTATTAAACTCGGAAGACATAACGTAAGCGGCTCTTGAAGCTGCTTGCGTTAAATCCTTTAAGCGATTGCTTGCATCTGCATATTTTTCTGTCAAATCCGCAACAATAGCTGGGTCGGTTGACTTATTGGTCTTCAACAACTCAGCCCTCAACTTTTCACACTCGGAACGAAGTTTCGTAACCTCCTCGAAATTCGCTTTGATATTAAATTCTAGCTGTGCCATCCTTATACGTTTTTCTTGGCAAAATTAGCTAATAATCAAAGGAATAACGAAAGAGTTAAGGTGTACTATTTCACTAATGATTTAAGTGCAAAGAATAATGTCTAGATACAAAAAAGCCTTCCACATTCACATGCAGAAGGCTCGGTCTTGTTTACTTATTTTTCTTCTATATATAAAGACCGTCAAATCACGACAGCCTGTAATTCTTTTGAAATTCTATGTAAGCAATCAAGAATTTGCTGCTTACGTTTTTTGCTAGGCTCATGGATCCCCATTGCATACTGACGCATCAGAGAAGCATTAATGCCAGCTTTCTTTGCGACACCATTTATATTCAGATATGAAAAATAATCGAAGAAAGAACCTATATCATACCGGAACTCAAACACCAATTCAGGCATTTGCTTTCCCTCTTCTTCAAGAAGCTCTTTAATCTCTTCCTTTGCTACAAAAATATCTTCCATCGCTTGTTTTGCAGAGTTGCCAAATCCGGCTAGATGGAAGTCTGGGAATTTATCCACCATATAGCAAGAAAAATTCTTTTCTTCTTTACACTTTTCTACTTGTATAATTACCTTTGTTGCCATAATTCCGATTCTAAACTTTAAAAAGAGGTCTTAAACCCATATCAACTTCTTGCTATATAAGCGAAAAATTGCTGGGCTTAAAGCCCAAGCAATCTTTCAAGAATACTGTCGTAAGTCTTTCGAGAAACTTCACGACTGCCGTGCCGTGGCACTGGACATTTAAGTTTTGTTGTTGGACTAAACCAAATGTCGTGATTACCACCATGCCGAACCACATAGCAACCTGCTTGGGTCAGCTTTCTCACTAATTGACTAGTCTTCATCATATATAGAAGAAATTAATAAATAAGTAAAAGACCTCTTTTGTCCTTAAGACAATGCAAAGATATAACTTTTTTGTTATATACGCAAATAAAAGGATAACTTTTTTGTTATATTAACCACAATTAACAAAAAGTCTTCTACATTCACATGCAGAAGACTCTGAGTTCTATATTGTAACAATTGAAGCCACACGCTTAAAAGGTTGCGGCTCTATAGCTTTAACGCAGACAACACGCTTTTTATTGTGCCGAAACGGCTTTTAATATCATTATAGGATGATACGGCAAACATTGGCAAAGGTCTCACGTTTCCAATTATCAAAGCACCTTTGCGCAAGGACTCCTTGATTTCCTTCATTGTTTGGGTGAATCCATATTCAGCCTGTTCTTCCTTTGGAACAATCACATAGCCATCACCATAGATATTTTTAAGATAGCATTTCTTTCGCTTCAACATATCCCAACGCAATTTATCTACCAAGGTCATATAATCAAACTGCTGCTTGTCCTTCGCTTGGAATAACTTCTGAATATCCTTGTAATCATCCCAACATAAAGGGATAATGCCAAACTTTGACTTCATCCATTCATGCGAAATCAATTGACCATCTTTAAATGTAGAAAGAATTTCTTCCTCCAAACCATCAAAACTATTTTTCGTATCTTCTTTCATACCATTATTCTTTTAATATTGCTTCCTACCAAGGAATCGAACCTTGGATAACCACCATGTAGGAAGTTCTTCTCTACTAAACTTGACTAGACCGTACCTCACCGCACCTGATCTTACATCACCATACCAAACTCCACTCCACTAATCCTTACTCCACTCCACCTCATCAATAGCACAATGGCGAGGAGTCGAACCTCGCCTACGACCATCATTGTGTTCGTCTCTACATTACTGCATACGACCTTACCATACCTGAGTTCACTAAACATTACCGCACCTTACCACACTTCACTAAACCCTACCAAACCTCTCCGCACCATACCTTATTATTGAATGAATTATTTTTTTTCTACTTTAAATGCTCCATAAAGCTTTCTGTAAGTACCAACATGATAGCGAAGACCTGCAATCTCTGCCACCTGTAATACTTCCTCCTCGTTCAATTGGGTTTCATCGTACCAGCAGGTAACTTCCGTTGACCACTCTGGGAATATCGCTCTTGTCGCAGGGACTTTAATAGAACCTTTGATACCACACGCTCTTGTGTCAACATAAGATGTTGATGGGTCAAAATAACCCTCCTTTGTGCGACCAACCTCAAAAAGTTCTTCCGGTGTCTTGTCGTTGTCCTTGAATTGTAACACCCCATCACCATAAAGACCGAAGGAACGCTCGAACTTCTTGCCAAGCTTACGTTCTTTGGCAGCAGCTTGAAAACTACCCTCTACGTGCGACTGTGGTAACACATACTCACCATTGCGATAATACAAGGATGCAAGGAATTGCAGACGGCAAATCTCCAACAAATCATCATCTGTCTTTGTTCGCTTGCTAGTCAATGGCTGCAAAAGTTTCTTGTACTTGTCGAATGGGTCAACTACTCTTGGATTGTGAACCATCAAAGGCTTAGTGCCTACCAATTTCAATGAAATCGTTTTCATTACTCTACATAATTATTAATTAAACACGGCAGTTTTACAGGTATGCCTCTTACCTTTTGGGGCAAAACAAAAGCCCCGCCCGCTAATGTGGAAAGTGCGAACGAGGCTAAAAGTATAGAAAAGTCCGAAGACTCTTAAATTTCTTCTTATCTCAGTAACCATGCTTTCCACTTCACGGCTAAATCATTTCTGATTTCGTTTGCAAAGGTAAGCATAATTTCTGAAATATGCAAATTGTTTAGTGTATTTCTTTATTCTTTTAAACTTTATTTTCTTTTAAGAACCTATTTTAAGGATTGCACCTTATTATTATAATATAAGTATCATTTTAAATAAATCCAATTTGTTGAAATTTTACTAAACGTATAACTTTGCTTTTTAGCCTTTTGCGGTTCTTTGTCAAAGTCTGCCGTAACAAACAAATCCGTTCCGTATAATTCCATATTCATTGCTTTTATTCTCTCATCGCCCTTATCTTCTTCCAATGGGGAAACTTTAGCCAATTCGCTATCAAAAGCATAAAGTTTAAAGAACAAGTCTCCTTTCTGTTTAGAATATTGCACCAATGCGCCATAAGGCTTTTTTACAAGAACAATAGCATTATTCAACTCCTTGTATTCATCACTACAGCTTTCCACGATTTTTTGCTGGTCTTCATTAGAATTTACACGCATCTTTTCCAAATGCTTTCCTAATGATACATACACACTATCCAAAATCTTATATGCACCATACTTATCATAGAAGGCATATCGAGAAGAAACGGCATCTTCAAAACCGGAGCAAGGAACGATTTCATTCTTTGCGTTCATAGCCTTTTTGTTCATTATAGCAGAATTCCAATTGATAATAAAATCCGTTGCTATGAAATCCAAAGAATATATCAATCTATTACTATTGAAGCGATAATCAGACAACGCCTTCTTGTAATTAGCCATTTTTTCAGCCTTAACTTGACTGAAATGGTACATATAGCCACCAATGCCGCCACCTATCACAACGATAGCTACGATGATGGCAATTATCAATTTCTTCTTCATAACTTCAATATTTTACAATATGTTTATATTATTTTCTTATTTACCTCTTAGATCCACAAGCACTTTTATGCTAACATTCAACGACTTGTATTTTTATTACAGAAGTATTGTTATTTTACATTTAGGCTTCATTATACTCATAATCCCAGAGGAACAACTTGCCTTTGACGTTTCTAATCGGCTCATCGAACAATTTAGCATTCTTCAAGAACCAGTGATACTGAAAATCTTCAGCAAACGCATCCGGATAAGCCTCATGGAATTGAATATCATCCAACTCTACGCTGCCGATAATGGCTGACGTTGGCAAGTCTTTGAAGTCTGGAATAACAATACCATGCTCTTGGCAATATTTCTTCATTGCGCTCTCCTGCCATCCGTCAAGTTTTTCAGGTTTGGCTTGGCTAGCATGAATAAGGAAACGACCACGGAACTTTCTATTCCAGGTTCTGTTTTCAATGGTCTTGCAGCCGATAGCGATTAACCAAGCATACGGCTGGCGAATTGATAATACTTTCATAAGCTCATTGTTTTGTTGTTTACATTCGCAAAGGTAATAAAAACCTTTGAAAAATGCAAGAAAACTCTAATTTATTTTCATATTTTCTAAAAAATAATCTTGAAATAGCTTGCATCCTAAAGGCGGTAAGAGGTTAGATCCTCTTCCGTCTTTTCTTTCTGATTCTGTCCCAATCCGGTTTAAGCACATCCATTGAGCCGACCATCGCCTTGTACTTGTCGCAAAGTTCACCCTCGTTCATAGAGGAACTGAAAGTGTACATCTTGTATCGTTCATGCTCAGGAACATATAATCCTACCATCAAGGAACGGACTCCATCTACCTCCTGCTCCGGTGCTATCAAATACAAGCCCTTCGTTCATGCTTTCCAACTTGAAAATCTTTGAGGTGACAACCTCATAATAATCTAATATATCCATATTCTTATCTCCTATAATTAGTTTGTACGCTCAACTATCTCAATATACTGGATAGAGTTGCAATCTATGTATTTACGTGTGAATACTACAGTATTCCCACTCCCAATCATAAGTGTTCTGTTCTTTGTATTGCAATTGAAAGAGGTTTCACCACCAACACTATTGAAGTCGAAACTTATCTTTGCCCCACCTACCAAGTTGATAGTTCCTCTAAGACCTTTGTTCTCGGCTTCGCCCAATATCACATTCACATGACCTGCATCCATATTCTTATCTAATCAATTATTATAAACCTTCTTTGCTAAATATGCGAATGATGGAATCGCTATCAATGTAGTCTCTACTTCCATCCGTATCAATTATTGTCACAAGATGTCCATCCTCGTCTAAGATAATATCATCTGTCATAGTAAACTTCTTTATATGCTTACTGAAGTTTACATGAGATACCTGTCCATTTGCAAGTGTAATCGTCACAAGGCAACCACACTCCTTCGCATCTTCTAAAATATTTTTGATTTTATCAATCTTCATAGCTTTATTATTTTAATTCTTGTTCCACGATGTCGAAATTATCCCACGTTTCTCCTTCGCTGTCTGAGATATGATAAAATGAGCCTGATACGCTGATTTGGAAATCATCACAATCCAATGAATGCTTATAGCTTTCCAACGTGTTCAGACCTTTGTCTTCCATCGCTTTTCTAGCCTTGTCTCTGGTTGAGAATACTTCTGCATCAACCTCAACTGCTTCACCCAATCCGTGTTGGTACGAAGAAATTACTACATATACTTTCATAGTTTTAACCTCCTTATTTATTACGCTACCTTAGATAACGTTTCTTTATCGATCTCAATCCACTGAGCACCATCCTTACGGAAGAAGATTTTACTCTTGAAACGCTTACCATCCACATCAATGCTATTACCCTTGCAGACAAAGGTGTGGTTCTTTGTCAATGGTACAAGAAGGTACGTCTTGCCCTCTCTCTTGCGTTCTACAAGCGTTTTATCTGTCCCAAGAATAATAGATACCCTTTCACTCTTATCGTCCTTTAAAACGCCGATTTTGTCTGTATGCTCGATATAGAGCACATTCAAGAAATTCTCATCCATGTTCTTATGCACTTAACATTTTGTTATACTTCTTCTTGTTTACACCTCTTTTCACGGCTTCATAGAGCAAAGCCAAAGCAAATGCTTCATCCTTGACTTTCAAAGCCTTCAAGGTATCTCTTTTGACGTTGTAGTTCTCGTCAACCTCACACAATGGCACGTAACCCTTGTGCTCGAAATTTCTTCGACCAATCGCCCAAATCTCATAGCCATCCGGAAACTCGTTTGTTGTCTCGAATTCATAACTGCCATCAATAAACTTTTCCATAATCAATTGTATTAAGTTCTTTACCTTATCTTTTCTTACTCCTCCCATCGGAAAGCGTTAGGGTCTTTTACGACCTTCTTGCTGGCTTCGTCCCACATATAGCCATCATTAAACCACTTTGGGGCTTTACCATTGATTACACGTTTCGCCTCGGCTATGCTAGCATAGTCCGGTTCAACTACATTATCAATGCGAACGAATACCTGACCGAATACGTCCTCCACCTTGGTAATATGATGCCCTTTGTAGAACACTTCTTTCAAACACTTAGCAATTGTCTCCATATCTTATACTCTATTTGTGATTAAAACCAAATTGTAGCATCACACCATGTGAAAATATCCCAATGATGAATGTTATCATATATCACCTCTAAGTTGTTCTCTTTTACAAACTTCACAAACATATCGTAAACCTCACCATTTACGAACATATCCATAAAGCCATCTTGAACATTATATGGTTTTACTTGTACACCAATGTTCTTCAACTCACTAACAATCTCAGAATGTAACATATTCGATTTTAATTTAAAAGTCCTAAACTAAAGGGGTGATTAAATAGGCTCACCCCTATTAAAGCCTCGCCAAACACCTTAGAACGTGTAAATATCTTTATGCAACTCGCAAGAAGTTGTAAGCCTTGAATTGTCTCCAAGCACCCTTTTCTTCATCCCAATAGCGGATGCAATCTCTTGATGCTGCATGCCCTGTGCCATTTGGAGTATAGTCAATGTGGCTCTGAAGGAGAGTACCAAAGGCTTGTCTTACCTCACCATTCATCTTCATGAAGAAGAACTCTACCACCTTGGTCTTCATCGCTGCCTCAAGCTTTACGACCTGCCAAGCCTGTTTCAAGCACTCAACCCAAGACATTGAACTGGATTTCAACTGATAGGCTCTATGTGCCAACTGCATTACCTTTCTCATCTTGTTCTTAATTGAAGTTGTCATATCCTCAAACCGTTTTACGAGTGCCGACTCGGCTGCATAACAGCAATTAATAGTTAAACTTTAAAGCCTTTATCTCTTAAAGACACTGCAAAGATACGATTTTATCTTATATTCTCCAAATGTTTTTGCCTAAAACTTACGATTTAATCTAATATTTAACGCTTATTTATAATAAGTGGTCGTATTTTTACAGAATTTAATACATTTGTATCGTATAATTGCGTATCTTTGCACTCAAAAACATTAGATAGTATCGTATATGAATTACAAGAAAAGCAATGTGCCTCTATATATTAAAGAGGTAATGAAAGAAAAAGGCATCATGTCAAAGACCTTACAAGAGGCTCTTGGTATGGCTCAAACATCGGTATCATACATTATTAATAATAAAGCGAACCCATCGTTTGATACATTGGTACGTATTGCCGAAATCCTAGATGTGCCAATTTGGAGGCTATTCTACAAGGAGACACCAAAGGAGCTACAACCAGAGCAGCCATCCATTCCGCAATCTCCGGCTATCATCTGCCCTTATTGCGGCAAGCCTATCGAGCTGGAGATTAATGCAAAGGAGGGGAAATGATATTCCTCTCCTTTAACTCTTCTATTCTTTCTCCTTCAAAAAGCCTATACCTGCATAAACATTACCCAACTTATACCAAGACTGGTCTAAAGTCATAACATAACTACTGAAGGATTCTTCCTCAATATCAAGGGTGAAGTCTTCATCTACATCAGGCTCTCCATGTCTTACGTAACCCTTATTCGGGGTGTATAGCAATCTATGATATGAGCCGCTCTCACAAATATAAAGTCCGCTATTACGCCAATCGGAACTCCAAAATTCCGGTTTATTCACGTAACAAAGCATTACATCACCATCGTAAATAGGAATACTATGACTTCGCTCATCCTTTTCTCCAACAAACTTTTCGGTGTCAACATTGTCAGACTGACGGATAACAGATACGATGGAATAACCATTTCCAATAAAGTCCGCTATATCAACATATGTTCTTTGCTCTCTAAGGTCAAATTCCTGTTGGCTTCTCACGCCATCTTTCTCAAAGATTACAAGTATTCTTGTGTACTTATCACCAAAATTGACCATACTTAGAATCAAGCCGTTGTTCATGTAAGACGCATAAGCTTCTTTGGCTAATGTTAATACACGATCTAGATATTCCAATGGCTTGTATCTAACTAGCCAAGACTGACCTTTATGCATCTTTTGCAAGTACGAATACATGTTCATCGCCTCGCATTCATCAATTCCATGCTTCTTGCAAACCAACTTGAACTTATCCGGATAAACACTAGTTACAAGTCTATCCAATTCATCCATAGCTTGCATGGCTTTCAAATAATCATTTGCTTCCATTTTATTAATCTTTAAGTTTCTCAATTATATAACCACGACCTGTATAGGTACAAGACAAGCCGATATACACTAGCTGATGTAAAAGCCACCATTCCTCAGTGAACGGCAATCTATCACACTTCACAAACTCATCTTCATCATCAAAATCAGATGCCTTTTCCAATATTTCTTCCTTTGTCATTGCTTATATTGTTTATTCTAAAATCTATCAAACACACCATCCACAACGACCAACGCACAACTTACATTCTAGTTCGTTGCAGATGTCATAATATTCTTTATCCGTTATATTATAGCGGTTTAGCACTTCCTTTGTTGGAGGTTTTGAATCAAAGTGCATATCGGCACAAGCATAAGGCTCTGCGTCTTCATGATGATGGTCATATGTATCACCAAAATCATTTTGTTCAGCACTTTTTCCATTGATAGTGAATACCTCTGTACGGCAAGGTAACGCATGATGCGTTTTTATCTTTAATTCCATATCTTAATATATTTAAACTACTATTCAAAACTAAAAATTATACAATGCTCTCTTAATTTTAATCCTAAGTTCTTCCTTCATTTACGACACTTTATCATAAGAATCGTAATATCGCCCGTAATTATTGTAATTAGACCTATTTACGCAATGCAACCCGATAATAAGCAAATCCAGCTCATCATCAGTCAAGGAAACTTTTTTCATAAGCTTACTTCTTTTGATTAAAATACTTTTCCAACTCTCGAAGAATGAACAGCCCTCCTATCTTGAAAGACTGCTCTATCACTACTCGATGTTCCTTAAATTCTTTTTGGCTTCTTGAAAAACGAAACGCCTCGTTCTCTAATACAAGTACAAACTTATTAAATTCAGCATCGGTCATTTGCCATCACCTCCTTTCTTTGGGAGCAAATCATCAATATAAAGCCATTGAGTAATTTGAAGACATCTGGCTATAGCTTTCCAACTACAATCTATGTATTCTGTTCCAAATCCATTATTGTTAGTGGTTTTAAACATGATGTAACTATGACGCTTTGGCTCTTCACTAGCAGGATGCCACAAATCCTTTAAGAACTCTTCCTTAGTTAATCTCTTTTCCATTTTTCAATCTCCTTCACATAAAGTTTCGTTAACCTCGTCATTGTATGTACGAGTAACCGGATTGTACTTGGAATGTATTGCATCTACCCTACCTTTCCGGTTAGTGAAATAGATAGCATTTCCTTGGTCATAGAACCTGTACACTGTTATACTATCAACAACAAACAATTTCTCGACCTTGAATTTGTCAACAGAATCCGAGATTTGGACTCTTGTACCCTTACCTTTGCAACCTACCAAAATGGCGGCAACGGAAATTATCATAATTACCTTTTTCATATCAACTTCTTTTCTTCTTGAAGAATACGTCATTCATCGTACCCTAATATACTAAAGAACTCATCCATTTTTGGATTTAGATTGTTTGCCATTAACATATATGCCGGAACGGAGCGACCGATGTTGCACTCTAACTTCAATGCATGTATCATTACTGAAGCTTGATGGCTTGAAATCTTAACCCTATCCAATCTGGAAAGTATTTCGCTCTGCGAATCTGCATTACGAAACACTTTCTTGATAAGACTTTCAATGTACTTACGCTGCCTGTCCGTCATTGCTTTTATTGTGCTCAAGAGACTCAACCAAAGCCTTAAGACTATTGAACGAGGCATTCATCAACTCCTTGCTATCGGATGCATCAAAATACCAATTGCCAATTATCTTACTGTTGTTTTCGGTAAACATTGTAATACTCGTATGAGTATTTGAAGACGACATCTGAATAGACTCCTTTGTTCTACCCATGAGGCTAGCAATCTTTACCAACACCTCTACATAAGCATTATTCTTTTCCATATCTACTTTATATTAAATAATCAAGTTCAAAATTATCTACAAAATCACTAGTCCATTTCAAATCTGGAAACTTTAACCTAGCAATAGGATTGAAAGCAATCTCCGGATGGTCAAACTCAAAGAGATAGTCACTGCGTCCATTGTCATTGCCATCAATATGATGATAGCCTATGATTTTCTTACCCTTGGAAAATCCAAGCACATTAGCAAGATATTCATTGATTTCGTCAACTTCGCCTTCATCATTAATAATCAAGGCAACCATAACACAAGAGTTGCTATCGTTGAAATTAGCCAACTCGCTGAATGAGATAGAATTATTTTTCATAACTAATCCTCAAAGTTAAAGAATCACACAATCACAACCTTTGATGTTGCGAGTCTTTGCCTCGTTGATAACATTGTCAAGCAGCTCATTCGAAAAGAGGATAGCTTCGTCTCTTCTACGAACCAAGATAAAGTACATGCCGTCCTTTACGTAATCAATATAATACTTTGATTGTTTCATTTCTAACTTACAGTTTTTATGGTGTGTCTCACCATTTTTAATTAATAACCTCGTTTCTTAATTACGATGCAAAGATACAAAGAATATTTGAAATATGCAAGTTATTTAATGTTTTTCTTTTGTCATTTAACACTCTATAATAATATAAGCAAATAATTTGCTGACGTTAACACAAAAATCCACACCACTACATTATTATATATAGTGATGGGACAAACATTTAAAACAAAATAGCATTATGGATTTCTACTATTACTATCATATCAAATCATCCACATAAGCCCATTTATAGATGGCGTTTGACTTCGTGAACTTCTTCCACCATTCCTCACCTAAGAAATTCAGATGCTTGAAACGCTTGCGAACCTTGGTCAGACCGACAATGCGTCTGTTGTGCTCAGGTAATTCTTCTACCGGATGCCAAGCACTATCCTTTTGGCATTTTATTCCCAACTCCAAGGCTTGCTTGGCTATCTGCCTTGCACCTTGACTAAAGTCTATCTTATCAATCAACAATTCTAAGTCCATAATCAAATAACTTTTATGTTAACTTTGTCTTCAAAAAACGCTTCTAGCACTTCCTTGGCTTTTACATCTGCTTCATCCAAGTCTTTGCACTTGATAACCCTAACATTATAGCCTATAGGATTACGTAACTCATAACTACCATTATCTTTGACCAGGCGAAGGAAAATATCTCCTCCTTTGAATCGGTACGAATATCCTTCAGTTGCTTCGTTCCACTGTCTAACTATGTTCCTCACCGCCATAATATCTTTGCACTTTTTCCAATGTAGCACTAGCACCCTTAATGTAGGCTGCGATAATGACATTTCTATATAGCTCACTATTTTCCTTATCAATTCCTACCAAGCCTTCTGTTGATTTCAAAGGCTCAATTGTAAATTTATAAGCCTCCTCTACTATCCAGCTAGGAACTCCATTTGAAATCAAATTCTCACAATACCAATTCATAATTTAACCTTTTAAAATTAGTGGATGACAAGGGATTTAAACCCTTGTTGGTGTCAATACCTCCCCAGTGACCTAGTACACGGAATGTTTAATCAAGAAATCCGCTCCAAGTTTGCGAGGGTCGCATTGCTTTCAGTTGCCAATGCCACTCATCCGTTTGTCAGCGACAGATGCGAATTTGAAGACTGTGCACCATTCCCAACCTTGCCCAAGGGTTTCTGTCGCTGACTTATTGGCTTGTGCCAATGGCTGTCGGCAAATTTTAAGTGTTCACATCTTACGATGCGGTATTAACTATCTCCCTGCCCAAGGGAACAACCATTAGCGATAGGCTATTTGTAGTTATGGAAACTTCCAAATAAAGCCGTGCGACTCCTAAGTTTACCATCCTGCCCCCACGCAAGGCATCACACGGCTTTGATACGTGGATATTTGGTAGATTATGGCAATCCTACCTTGACTTCCTTATATCATTCCGCTGCCAACCTGCCGCCCAATCTACCGGAGCTGCATTACAGCAGTGAAAAGATGTATTCACATTATACAAGGCAGCTCTGAACTCATCCAATTCTTCTGCCGAGAACGGACAATCCTTGTTTACCCGCCTTTTCATAATTTTACTACCTTATAGCCAAGCCGACTTGCAAGATCAAGAAATACATTAAAGTCTTCCTGTGCAAGTTCTGTTCCTGATACTACGCCATTCTCCAAAGTGAAGTAACGCTTTGTTTTGTAAAGCGTATCTTCCAAGCAATAAGTTTCTTTCATTTCTTCTTTCTAATCAATTGTAAACAACCTTTCGACTGGTCTCTTTGTTATATTCGGGTTAAGAGAGTTTGTTACTTCTTTTTCCCAAACACATCTGAACTCTTGTGGCATCTGGTACTCGCTGATAAAGACCTTATGACCTCTTCTAGCCATTTCCATACACCAAATATAGAAACTTTCATAATCGAAGTTCTTTGATACATCGTACTTTTTCGTAGCTTTGTAAGGTATATCGCAATACACTATACTCCTTTCCGGTATCACAAGTTCATCATAACTGCCGCTATAGAACTCAACACCTTTAATGAGAGGCACATCACGCATTGTATTTTCTATCTGCTCCCTTATGTAATCCCTTGCCTTTCCGTTCTTGCCGACAACATTATGTCCGCTATAGCCACCATCAAAGAAGCGACCATTAAAGCTTGCCATGAAGCCGACTAGTCCTACACCAGCTTCGGTAAAGAAATTATTCTTTCCGTGATAGCAGTCTCGTGCCTTGTCATACGTCTCCTTGCTAATATGACTGAAGACAAATCCTCCATCCTGAAGATGCTTCCACATTTCGATAAGATACCTATTCTTATCGTTGGCAATCCTGCGATACGTGTCCGGAACGTTCTCAATAACGCTACAGCCACCACAGAAAGCATCTACAAACGTATCATGTTCCTTGTCCAGCATAATCGGCAATATTTCATGCACGATTCTAGCCTTACTACCCATGTACTTCATCCTATCAACTTCTTTATCATTTTAACACCTCGGTTGCCAAATTTTCGCTCAACAACCTCATTGTAACTAACTCCATCAATGGAACACTCATCCGGATAGCGTTCTTCAAGCCAATCCGTAAACTTCAGTAAGTTGAAGACCAACTCTCTTCTCGCTAAAAGAAACCGCATATCTATGAACTTTCCAAAGTTTTCCCCAAAGATTCGCTGAAATTCATTACCTATCGCCAATAACTCATTTGGGTCTATTTCCATCAGCTTGCTTTCTTTGATGTTGTTCTCTCCAAAGGAAAGTCACTCTTCATTAAGTCATTAATCCCTATGTAAGTCCGCTGCAAATCCTTCTCATCGCCTTTTAAGTCTTCCGTTGCATTAATAGCAGCCTCATTTAATGTCTGTTCGTCAAAGACACCTTTTCTCACCTTGTCGAAATAAGAAAGAATTTCTTTGGTCATCAAATGGTCTGCCAGTCTCTCGAAATCCTTATCCATCACTAACGCCATGAAGTCATAGGAGTTTTCAAAAGCAAGTATTGGGGCAAAATCCTTGAACGCTTGCATTAAGTTAACGTGCAATTCTTCAAACAGCTTACGGATGATATTCTCATAAGTGCCCAAACAAAGGTTAGTGAGATTATAAAGGATGATTGCATTCGCATAAACTCCCGATTTTTCACCAATTCCTAAGTTCTGTAACCTCTCCGCGATCTTATCTCGCAACTTATACAAGTCTCCACTAATCTTGTCATAGAACGTCATTGCGAATTCGTTATTAAAATCTGCATTAGGAACATAAGCGTCATAATACTTAACCACCTTGCGAAGATTCTTCTTGCAGTCCACCCACTTCTTCTTAACTTCAAACCTAACGCATTTCTTCTTCAGAATACTCTTTTCGATTTTCTGAATGAAACACTCTGCCAATATCATTTCGACATAGACATACTGCTGTAGATAGGCTCTGGTAACAACCATAACCTTATTTACTTCGGTTTCGGACATTTCATGCGGAACACTGATGATTGTCTTCTTGCCACCGACATCTAACAGAACTCTTCTGAAACAATTAACACTAGACATGATGTTTTCTGTTTGAATATTCAACGACCTTGTTATAGCACTCTGTTCTTACCAAATCCTCGACCTTATTCAATGTGCAAACCTCGTGGGTATCATTCATATTGACTTGTGGGCAGCAAATCTGATAAAAACACTTTGTCCTGACGGTGAAACAAAACAACTTGATTTGTTCTCTGATTACCCGACCAGACACCACCTTATCAAGTTTCTTCTTTCCTTCAAAGAGATTCAAACTTTCCTCTCTTCGATATATAATATCGGTCATAACCGAAAAAATCTTTCCGAGCATAACTATTCCTCCAAATTTCTAAGTGTCTCCATACTCTCATCATTTTCAGCATCATAGCCGATATGATACTCGCTACCAATTCTTGCACCAACATATATCTCTTCTGCATCTAAGATGTAGTGGAACATCTGTTCACGTACCTTTCTCTGCTCTTCATTCAATTCGAGCATATCAAAGCACTCTTCTTGTAAAGACTTATATGGATTCGCCCCCATATATGCTACATAAGCCAACTTGCCTTCCTGGTGCAATGGTCTCCACTTCTCCCACCAATGGTTGCGGTATTCCAAGATACCCCTTTCTACTCCATCGGCACAAACATGTTTAACTATTCGTATTCTCATATTCAATCCTTTTATTTATATTCTACCAATTTTCCTCCTCTTTTAAAGCTTCAAACTTATCCTTCATAATAGAATTGGTCTCTGTCCAAAAGACTATGATAACCTTTTTTACATCAACCCCTTCTCCTTGTGCAATATCCTTTGAGGCCTTAACGAAATCAAAATACCCTTCATCTGATTCTAAAATTCCGACGGAATACGCCATACGTCCATCCTTGATGAATCTTGCGGAAAAATAAAAGTATCTTTTCATCGCAGTAACTCCCTAGTAAATTCGTTACGCATCGGCTCTACGATGCTTGTGTACAAGCTCTTCTTGTCTTCCGGAATATCATCCGGTGTAATAGAGAACATCAACAAGTAAGACATCGGAATCCCCAACACCTTACAAATTGCATCAATCTTACTTTTGCGTGGAAACGTTCTTCCGGTTTCCATAAACAACATATTCGTCTCGCTACAACCGATAGCCTTAGCCAGTTGTCGTTGGGTCAAGCCCTTGCTTACCCTAATTGTCTTAATCGCCTTTCCTAAATCCATTTAACCTCCTATTTTAATTTTTCAAATCTATTCTTAATTGCAATCATCGCATCCTTGACTCCATCCTTATATCCAACAGAATACAAGGAACAATCCTCTTCGCTCGGCTTTCCGGTTTTTGATTTCAAAAACTCTTCTATCTCACGGAAGCCATGTTCTAAGAATCTAAGGAACATCGCATTCTTCGTAATAGCTGGTCGTAGGGTATCTTTAACCCAATCCCAGCCATCACCATAACCTAACGTGAAATTTGAATTGCCACAATATTTCACTTTCTGCTCATCAAGCCATTGTTTTAAAATTTCTTTCTTTGTCATTATTCCCAGTTTTTAAGGTGTGTCTCACCTTTTTAATTAGTAACATTTGTTTCTTAATCACGATGCAAAGATACAAAGAATTATCGAAATATGCAAATAATTTAATGTGTTTATTATCTATATTAATATATTTTAATCTCACTATATAGAATCTACTATTTGTTTTGCAGTTTTTTACATTTCGCTCTCTTTCAAATACCCATGTCGTCTATTACCTTTAACGTGTGCCTCACGCTTTGTAATTTTTGCATCTTGCAGCGATTTCTGTCAGTCGCTTCCCCTTTACTTCCACTGTGCTACCCTTCTTGCATTTCAAAACATTTCCTGTGCTAGTATTTAGTATTCCCAAGAAATGGATACAACAAAAGCAACTTCTAAAATTCTTATCCATAGTTCATTTCCGCTTTAAGTTTCTTTCTATTAGCCAAGAACATTACTATCTCTTCAAAGTCATCGCAATTCAAGAGTATTTGCCCTGCCTGCCACTCCATGGCTTTCTGCTTTGCATCCTCCATGCCCTTTGCAAAGAATGTGATTTGCTTGCCTTGGCTTCGATTCTCTGCCGTTACTTCAAGTGTTCCGAATTCAAGTTCGGTAGTGTTTATACAGAGACCTTCATCAAAGAGCCTCTGTAGATAATTAAAAAGGTTACTCTTTTCCATTTTTCAATCTTTCATTTTCCTCCTTCAATAAATCATCAATCTCCTTGCGCTTTGCCCGCATGTCTTCAAACCATTTGCTCGGTGTTCTTGGACATCCTATGAGCCAATGATCGAAGTTTGGAATAGGCAAATTGAACTCACTAGCTTCAATCGTATAATCGTACCACTTCAACAACTCTTCTTCAGGAGCTTCCTTGTCAATATCAGTTACAATAGTAGCCATATCGAAAGTTAAATCACCGCAATTGGCTATTCCACCTGTATCAATCCAATATGTCTCCGGATTATCCAATCCGTAAAACTCATGCTTCTCACAAAATGCCTCCAAGTAAGCATTGCAAGCATTCTCGTAATCTTTCTTTAATTTTTCCTTATCCATAATCATAAATCATTAAAAAGTTCCTTAACCTCGCTCTTCTCCTCCTTTGAATGGGAGCACATCACAACTTGCGCTCTTTGATTGTGTCTTACCTGCCATTCGCAAGTGTTGCATCCCAAGTCACCAACCTTATTAACAGCATTGGTGTATCTGCCTTTCTCACCATAGGGGCAATCGGTAACGAAATCCTTTCTTCCCCAGATGTACTCATCTATCTTGTATGAGATAGCATTTGCTTTCTCCTTTTTCTCTTTATTATTCAAAAACATCATATCATCATTATTTAAAATAGACATAGCTGACCATCATCAGCGACCTTAACATTATTCTCAGGAAACCAAAGTTCCTCAAATATTATCTCCATGCATGCTACAACAATAGAGTTTCCTGCAGCTTTTTGAAGACTTGACTTTGACACTCCACTTTCAAGCATCCGGTCTATGTATTCTTCGTCAACGTTCATCAAACGGAAGAGTTCTCTCGGAGTCAAACGCCTAATGCGTAACCTTGTCTTTCCAAGCACAACCAAGGAGTCCTTGCTCGCAGATGTAATGGTATTAGCTATATTCTTTCCAAACTCAACCTTTGGACTATGCTTTTCGCCTTTTATCCACTCCCCTTCAGAACGAGTCCTTATAGCTGCACCCATAGGCTCTTTCCATTCATTTGGTACAAATTTCTCTTTACATAGCAGAGCATCGCTCAAAAAGTACTTTTCGTCCACATTTTCCTCCAAGACATCAACCAAATGTTTCTTCAGCTTTGTCTTTCTCGGAAAATGATAATCCATCTTATCACCATCATTTCGTATAGAGAGCATGAAGACACGTTTTCTGTTCTGAGGAACACCGCAGTCGGCAGCATTTACCACCTTTGCATAATTGGCATATCCGTATGATTCCAGCTCCTTGCGCCACTTGTTGAAGAACCCGATGAACTTTGTTTGAACCAAAGCCTCTACATTCTCCATTAAGAGGTATTTCGGTCTCTTGGTAATAATGGCGTTTCTTGTGAACCAAAGGATAGAGGATCGTGTATTGCTTCCCTCCTCTATTCCTTTCTGTTTTCCAGCTTGCGAAACAGACTGGCAAGGTGTTGAATATGTCAGCAAGTCAAAGTCTTTAACCTTGCTCCAATCTATCTTTGTCATATCACCGAAATTCTTTCCGGACAGACAAGGAAAGCAAGCATTATGCAAGGCTATTGCACTTGGCTCTATCTCAGACCATCCGATGCACTCGTAATCGAAATCAGAATATTTCTTCTTCAGTCGCTCCAAAGCCATCAGTTGAGAGTCATATCCGGCACATAGTTCAAATGTCCGTATCTTCATTTCTCTAAGCTTTTGAATTAACTCTTAACCCTGCCTTTATCTCGGCAGCTATTCTTCCTTCGTTTGCCAATCTGTCGCAAAGCTCATTGTACTCAACACCCGAATGGCTCTTCACCTTGCGCCAAGTGATGTGTGCTACATGAGCGGAATGCTTTCTAAACTTCTCCATCAAGTCTAAGTTCTTGTGTGCAGAATAAACACCGCTCAAAGTCTTAAGTGCATATTGGCTATCACTATGAACCTTCACAACCGCACCTTGTGGGCAATGACCAACACCACAGATGATTGCCAAAAGCTCCATACGGCTAATTGTCGTGTCTATAGTTCCGTAGTTTCCCTGCTTATACACCTTGCCTTCGTGTAAAATCACATAGGCAGCACCACCAGTGTACTTCCTTCGCTTGGTATCAGTCCTAAGTACCGCAGAACCATCTGTCCACACTTCGTAACAGTCGTGCATCTTCTCTTCCTTGGTCTTGAACTTGAAACCATGCTTGCGGTAAGTCTGGCTTGGATTTTTCAAGGAATTCCATTTCTTGACCAAATCCTCCCATTTCTTAGGGACTTTACCGCTTGGCAGCAACCATCCGACATCATCGAAGCGACCATAAAGCCACTTCAGGTTGTCTTTCGTGAAACCTGCCATCAAGCAAAACATTGCAAACTCGTCATAAGTTGGTTTTGCAACGTTTCTGTGCTCATCGCCCTCTTTCTGTTTTCTTTCTCCCATAGCTTCTTTCTTTTCCTTGTTTCTTTAATCAACCTCACACACGCATGAGTAGTTTATATACGTAAGTGAAATATACTACGTATATTCCCCTTACCTCTACAAGCTCCCTTACGCACGCAGGTTATTTATAGATTCTCTCTCTACTATTATTACGTTCGATTTTTTACCCACTTCATCTTTCGCTCAATAATTTTTGGGTTCGTTCCGCTCTTCGACTTAGATACTTGGCTCTTTAGAACTTTGTATTTGTTTGCGCATCGTAATTGCCCCTTTCGATATTTTGCCGAAATGATGATTAGATTTCCAAACGCATCATAATAATGCCAATTGTTAGTACAAGCACATGCGTCTATTCCGACTTCTGTGCATTGAACTATTTTTTTTACGGCACCAGACTTGACAAGCTTCTTGATAGTCTTCCCTACTTGGTATCTAGTCGAACAAGTATCTTTCATCATTCTGGCGTATGAATAACTTCTGTACTTTTCATTGAATGGTCTTTCCAACATACGAGCTTCCGTTTTTTTGGCACTACGTACACTTTTAATCGTATTTCCATTGACGGCTCTACAATGCGTATTGGAGACATTTTCAATGACATTGATTTTGTTGCTCACAACGACATCACACAAAAGACTTCTCAACTGAGGCAAGGTTAGTTTGGTTATCTCGCATCGTCTTGTCTTGTAGCTGTACTGGAAACTGTCATACAACCTGTTCGCTATGATTCTCTTCACACCGAACTTATTAGTTTCGATTCTACAATATCCAAATTTAACTGATAAATCCAAATATTGTTTAAAATCTTTCTTGTTGTAGCCCATCACTTTAGCTGCTTGGTTTGTAGATCTAAAATGAAGGTCTGATGCACGGAATAGAAATTTTATCTTTAAGGCAAAACAAAATCCCACCAAGCGATTCTTATCGCCTAGTGCAATTTTAGCTTGCTTGATACCAATTCTAATCTGATGCATAATAACTCGTTTCCTTATTTGTTTAACTTATCTGTGTTTCGCCTACTCCAACGATTATAGCCCATTGCTAACCTAGAGCTATCTAAGGATGTTTCAACTCAAAACAAGGATTCTAAAAAGAAATCCTTACCCTTCATTCGTCTGACCCCGAAATCTAGGTAAGGATTATCGTAGTATGGCTTTCGCCACTGGAAATCTTATTGATTCTTGTAAGCGGGTCAGCACCAACAAAGCACGTTGCAAAGTTACTAATTTATTTTCAAGCTGCAAGGGTTTTAATGTGCAGAATTGCAGGTATTATGCTTTCTTAACAGAATGCCATATTTAGTTACATATATAAAACTATAAATGCATTAAATCGCTTGCAGTTTTGATATTTCACACTCTAATGCATTTTCAAGATATAAAAAAAGAGCAACCACCATCACTGGCAGCTGCCCCACAAGTTGTTACCTAAAAACCAATCTAAAACCCTAATAACTAAAAACCAACCTAATGAAAAAACTTTTTCTTGTATTTTACCGTGAGAAAGAAAATCATTGCTACCAGCGTCAAGGAAACGACCCAAAAGGAAATCATTCCGAATTTCCAATAGAATAAGTCCCATCCCGCCAAGTCTTTCTCGATATATTCCTTTTTGGTCTGGACAATACTCAACTCTCTGTTGAGACTATCCCTCTGAGCCTTGTATATACTTGCTCGCTCTGCTATCTCCTTATAATGAATAAGGCTATCACGAACCTTGGATAGTTCCTTGCTATCCCTGTATCTAATCTCTATGTGAATAGAATCCTTACCTAGCACTTTACCACTCTCATCTACCCTTGTCTTGACATCATCCTTTATGTATGTGGAATCCTTAACCTGCTTTTCGGTCTGCTCCCAATGGTAAGAGAGTAAGCTATCCTGAATGAGCATGACCCTTTCATTGACGATAGAGTCCCAGTGAGCATAAGTAGTAGTGTCTCGCACCACCTTTTCCACTTCTACATATCTCGTTGTCCGGCATCCGTACATCATCAGCATGATGAAGAAACCTACCAATATGGTAACGAGCCAACGCCACCAATCAAATCTTAGTTGCATATCAACCTCCTTTTTGAGTGCAAAGGTACAAATAAAAACTAACAGGAACTATTTTTTAGTCCTTATTCTCTTTTCCAAAATTTCAAAAGTGAAGAAAAACCACCACCCAATTAAGGATGATGATCTTGATAATGCCTTAGTTGAGCCTGTATCTCGTAAGATTACCAAGTGATTAACTTTCCGTTATTACATACGAGCTTTCCGTATTGTATATTTCCAACCCTGCGAAGCCATCCATGCAGGTTCACGCTTTGCTTTTGGTCATTGTTCACAATCGCATTGAGAAAGGCAATTCGTGACACCTTCAGCTTATCGAACAACGCCCATTGACCTTGTTTGTATGAATTGATAGCAGCTAAGGTCATATTACCCATGATGCCATCAGCTTTTGTTCCTACGATAGTTTGAATCTTTTGTACAGCTCTGCTTACTCCACTATTATAAGCAAAGTCAACCAAGAGATTAGCCACCGACTGGTTGTTGATTTGGTCAGCCTTGCAAGCATCCCAATAATATTTCTTGAAGATGTGATGCCATTGTTCATCGGTTATCTTCTTCAAGTCCGATGCGGTCTTGTTTGCTCCATACACTTTGCGGAACGTCTCTAGGGTAACGCCTTTCATTGTTTCGTTTCCCCTATCACTCTTCTTGTTAGAATAACCACCCTCGAATGAGAGGATGAATAGTTTTAAAATACTTGAATCTGCCATAGTCTATTTATCGTTTTCGCTTTGATGTTCGCCACGTTCCCCTATAGTCTTGGTAATGCCAGCCGTGACGAACAAACTAGCCACACTACCAACAAATGCACTTAACCCCATCAAATCGGTCTTGATAGTCCCATAAGTTACCACTTCCCACACTAAGATAAAGCAGACAACCAGGAGCATCAAGAAACCTATCAAAGTAACGGACACTAAAAAGAATGCCTTGCTTGAATGTCCGCTATTAACTTGTATGAGTAATTTCAGATACTTTATCATAATTTAATCCTCCCTATCACGATATATCGCATCTTCTTCCTTTTCAACCAACGATTCTAAGGATTCTCGCTTTCTTGGTGGGGTTCTAAGTTGACATCCATCCTTGATGCATCTATTCCATTGTGCCTCATGCAAGGCAAGCTTCAAATCGTTCTTCTCGTCCCTAAGATTGCGTATCGTAATTCTGTATTGGTTGATTTCCTCATACAATTCATCTACTTTACTATTAAGATTAACGACCGACTCGTTGGAACGTTCATAGAGAGCCTTCCACTCATCGGCATATGATGAAATAGTCTTATTCTCTTCCTGTGATGCGAGTGCCGCCTCCTTTCGTTTTCTACTATTATAGTACAGCAACGTGGAGATAACTCCCGATGCGCAAAGAAGATTAATTCCCGTCTGTATTAATTGAATAGTTTCCGCTGTCATTTCCTTATGTTTTTTGTTGCAAAGATAATCATTAATATATAATAATGTGAAAATAATCATACCGGATAACTACACAATTAATTTTTGTGCAAATAATCAAATTTTTCTTTAAACTAAGTTATAACACATTAAAATATTTGCTCTATCAATAAAATCTCATTACCTTTGCAAATACAGGTGAGTCACACCATAAAAAACTGAATAAAAATGAAGATAATAGAACAAGATACAATAGACATCATTAAGGCGCACGTAAATGAGCGACCAAGATATAAGTTGGCACAGAGAATGGGTGTCAGCGTAAAATTCCTATATAAGATATTGCACGAATGCGATTGTAATTTTGAGCACAAAAGATTTGTTCCACAACCCAACCAGAAACGTGACGAGCAAATCACAAAGCTTTATCCTGACCATTCAGTCAAAGAGATTTCCGAGATTGTAGGGTGTCATCCATCTACAGTAGGAAAGGCTGCAAAAAGACTAAAGCTTACTCATTCGAAAGAAACTATAGAAAGACTTAAAAAGAATAGTTTGGCAAACTTAAAGAAAGCGTATGAGAAAGCAATAATAAATAAGAGGGTAAAAAGTTGGAAAAGAACTATGCGTGCAGAAAAGCTCAGATTTATGTCCTGCATTCCGCAGAAAACGAATCTTAGATTTTCAGAGTTACCTGCAAAAGCATATCATGCCAAATACAATCTCATAACAAAGCATGGATATTTCGGTTTTGAAGACGAACCATACATCTTAGGTTATGACCGGAACACCCAAAGGATGAATGAGGAATACTACAAGAACAAATATGGATTTTCTTTTGAGGAGGACGAAGAATGCCAAGAAGATTGACACAGGAACAGATGGACTACATCAAAGCCCATATCAATGACTACCCACGAAAGGAAGTAGCCAAGGCTGCTGGTGTAACCTTACATACATTATATAAGTATATCACTATTTTAGGTGGTACGAAAATAGACAATAGATTGAATAATGAGATTATCAGCAAAATCTCCGACATGTACCAAACGATGACGGCAAGAGAAATATCTGAAGTAATGAATATTCCTCAATCGACAATTTTAGGACAGGTCAGTAAGCTTGGATTGAAACATAACGCAGAAACGGCAAACAGAATTCGCAAAGAGCGTAACAAGTCTTTGAGAAACTATTGGAATAAAGAAAAGTATGCCAATAAAGGCAGAAAGCTGCATATGCAATATAAAATGGACGAACTTAGAGTGTTGTCGGGTAAGCCTCAAGAAACAAGGTTAAGAATAAGAAAACTCTCCCCAAAGGCTTTGAATGCGAAGATGTATTTGCGAAAGTCTTATAACTATTTCTACTCTAAGGGTGAGCCGTTTATTCTCTGCTATGACTCCGAGACGAAAAGACATCCGAAAGAGGAATACTATACACGAAAGTTTGGCTTTAAATTTGTGTGCGCTTAGTTTCCGTTTGCATTTTCCGTTTTCAGCAAACGGAATTTGCAAACAAGCCTTTGTTTTTTCGACCATTCGAAAGTATGATATTACCTCCTATCACCTTAACTACTTGATTATTAGCGAATAAAAGAAAGTTTGATAGAGTTATTAAACCTTTTGCTTATTATTCGTAACTTTGCAGCCGTAACGTTACAAAGAGTTAGTTTAATTAAGGTTTAACACAAAAAGATTATTCTTATGGAGACATCAAAAACTTATGTTTTTAATCCAGAGGGTTCAGGTAACATATAATCCGCAAAACGAAATGTTTCCGCCCTGCAAAACGAAATGTTCAAAAAGCA